ACTTTCGCTTTGAATTCTGCGCTATGGTTGATACGTTTTTTCGCCATGATTGACTCCTCGTTTTCGGCAAATATAACGCTTAGTTTTTACCTAAGCTACCTGTCCGAATTTTGGGGAGCAGCTCACATAGTTTTCTTCAAAGAGGCTGCCTTGCTGCTCAAGGTTGGTTTTCTGTGGTTTCTGACGGTAATAGCCCAGAACGTAGATTCTCCCGTGCCGCGTGTTGCGGTAGTGTGGTTTGCAGTAGCAGAAGCGGGGAGCGTCCATACGACAGGGTACTTATTATTTAATCCGCAAGAAGGTTTTCTGCGTTGAGGCGTTTATCTTGCTCCATCGCTGAGTAATGCCATTCTAGATGTTCCCGGATGACACTGAAAGCATCCATAAAAAACAGTTGGCTATTTTTTTGTAAGCCAAGGCGATAGAAAAGACCTTTTGCTATAAATGTAGTAATGTCCTCACCTTTTGTTCGCAAAGTATCAATGTCTGCAATCTCTATAAATTCAGATTGTAACCACTCTTCAAACTTACCCTGAATATAGATGAGCGACGAATCAGACAGTGTATCAGGAAAATCCTCACTCCCAAGCTCATCTACACTATCTGCCCATGCGTAAAGGTATGAGAGCATATATTCTCTTCGTGCATAAAAGGTGTTCAGAGGATTTGTAAACCAATCATCGTGGATTTCAATAAAAATCTCCACTAAATGTTTTGCAGTGAACATTTGCGGTTTTTTGAGAATAAATGTTTTCATGGTACTAAAAAAAATGTGATTGTACCTGCGTCTGATTAGTTCTAAAACAGATTTATCTGCATATAATCGTAAACGCTCGTTCTATTACTCCATATACATTCAATACTAGTTCGATTTGATTGCCCCTTAAAAGGGTGCATTGGCTTAAATGGCAACCAATCTGCTTTCTCATTTTCACACACAAGCACTTGACCTTTCCTTGATTGCACCCATGCTGCTAAATGCTTATAGTCAATTTTTTTACTGTTGTATCTATAATACTGTCCCCCATAATAATATGGTGCATCAACAAACCAAGTAGCTTCTTGATTTTGTATTTTCTCATAGCTGCTGTGAGTAATTTTCCAATGCCGAATTTTGTACAAGTTACTTGCAATCTTCTTATACCGATTTGCACCATACTGTTCAAACTGTTTTCCAGCATACGGTGAAACTTTCCAGACAGGGGATTTTGTGCCAACATTTGTGAGAAAAGAAAGAAACAAGAGCTCTTCTCTACTTAGAAGTAATTGCCGAATATCCATGCCCTGTTTTAATAGGGGTAATTTTAGAATATCATTCTCTGAACACTGTTGTAGCCATTTCCAAATAGAAACAATCACATCATACTTATCAATAAGCAATATCTCCTTATCCCAGTATTTCAAAGAGTATTGCGCAGAGCCAGCAAAAGGCTCAATTATCTTGTTATACGCTGGTCTAGGATACCAGTGAATAATTTTGCTTTTACTGCCGTAATAGGAAAACATTAAGCACTACTCCTCATCTCAAAAGTAAAAACACCCCCACTGCGTTTAACCCCTTGCGACAAACGCAAGGGGCAGGGCGTATGGCAGCGCCCCAGACGCAGCAGGGAAGAGGGGTGAAAGGCTGTTTGCTATGTATGGAATGAAAAGCGTGATTCCGAAAGCATGAACGCATAAACGCTTGCATCTACTTGGTCGTCAGTATCATCACCTACACCTGTGAATCGTTGCAACTCCTCCAAATACTCACTTAGCCACGGTGCATCGGTTGGAACTTGGACGCGCCCTGTGTTCCATGCTTCTGAGAATGACAGCGCCCGTATATACTTGTCTCCGACAGGGTTTATGCGCTCAATGTACACGCCGCCCTCTTCCAACATATCGCACACTGCCGACTGCGGACCATTGCTCTCCACACCGATAGCCGTGTAACGGTGCGGCTTTTGGGCTTCATTCAAAATCTGAATCGTCTTGCCAATTCGCTCGCGCCAGCGCTGAACATCAATAATGTAGAACACATCATCTTTCCGCGCACCAAGCACAAGAACGCTGTAATCGGCATTGGAACTGCTCGTATAAGCCAAGTCCGCACCAAAACTGAATTGCAAGCCTTCTGTCGGAAGCTGCGTGTAGAAGGTCGGTTTGCCGAAAACATAATCGTCCTTCGGTCGAGGCAGCCCTTGGTAAAGCGAAGCAAAGCCACGCGGGTTGCGCTGTTTAACACGCTCCAAATACTGTTTGTTGTACCGCTCCGGCAGCAGTGCGTCACCTTCTTTGCGCCCCAGCAAGTCCCGCGCAGGCTTCTTTCCGTAAGCATCCAAGCCGTCAGCAAGTGCCGGAATACGAATCACCGTCCATTCCTGTTTACGCTCTTTGATTAAGCGTCCCGCAAGGTCGTCAGGATGCCAGCGTGTCATCAGCACCACCATAAACGCCGACGGCTCAAGCCGCGTTTCTGCTACGTCTAAGAACCAATCCCAATGCTTTGCCCGGAAGGTCGGGCTTTCGGCTTCCTCGCGGTTTTTAATGGGGTCGTCAATCACCAAACCGTGAACGCCTTGCCCTGTGAGCGCTCCACCGATACCGGTAGAAAGAATACCGCCGTCTTGTGCCGTACGCCATTCCTCACGGTTTTGCATTTTCGGGTTTGGCGAAACACCGCAAGCAAGTGAGTACCGATGCGCTTTCACAACCTTTGAGCCTGCTTGCCTTTGGGCATAACTGACGTAACCAAGCGTGTTTTCGGGGCGTTTCATCAAGTACCACGCCAAGAAATGTAGAATCGTTTCGGTCTTGTAATGGCGCGGTGGCAGTTCAATGATAAGAAAATGCGGCTCATACAAACACCGCTCCAAGTAGTGAATAGCGGGCGCTAAATGCTCCGGCGCTCGAAATCTCGGTGATATTTGAGGAATAAACTGCATCAAACTCAGTCCGTGCAGAGCATTGTTTTCCTCACGCTCCATGCCGAGCGTCTGCGATTCCCACAGCGTCGAAGCGAGATTCACCGAGCGCGAAGAGGGCAGGGTAAATGCGGACAAATTCATACCGCAATCCCACGCGAATACGATTGATAGTGTGCTTCAACAAGACGCAGGGCATGGATAAACTCTTGACACTTCACCGCACGTTTGCCGTGTCCCGCTCCGACAAAAACATACTCACCCTCAATCTCCAGCGTAACAGGACGAGAAGGTACGAACTCTTCCGTATCGCTGAGGCGCATTGCCTCCAGCGCTACTTTTGTGCGTGGTGCTGTACCGTTTGTTGTGCTGGCTGCCATGATGTTCCTCTTCGTGCGGTTATTGCTGTTGTTCGGTGAAAATCATTTTTGCGTTGTTGTTCAAAATGGTTTGTACAACACCTGCAAGGTCGCGCTCTGCCTGCTGCAACTGCGGTAAAAGCCGCATGAAGGCAAGGGAATACTCTATTTGCCGCTCGTACTCAAGACCTGTAAAACGTTTGTCTAAAATCAGGTTGTAAATCCACGAAGCGCCAAGTTGCTGCACGGCTTCAATATCCAACTGCTGCTTTTCAAGCCGCTTGAACACGCGGTCGAAGTTCTTTTTTGCGCGTTGCTCGGCTTGGTGCTGGTCGTGCTTGATTGCCCGTTCAACCCACTGAAACTTACTGCACCACTCAAACCAGCGCCCGCTTGCTCGCTTCGGTTCGGGCGGCTGCACGTAGGGGCGCGGAGTGAAGGTTTTTTGCTGCTCGCTTGCTCCTCGTTTGCTACTCGTATTTTTTGCTGAAGAGCGCTTTTTTGCTTGTTGCGCGGCATTTTGCTTGTCTTCAAATTCCTGCCGTTGCTGCTCAAAGAAACGACGCTTTTTTTCTTCCTGCTCACCGTGCCAAGCGTCTTTGTAGGCAGCATCTACGCTGCGTCCTGTTGGCGGAAGCGCGTAGTAATGGCAGAATGCGTGATATGCCTTTTCGCCTTCATCCGTTCTGCGATGCCACGCCGGAGCGTTTGCCTCTTGATGAGCAAGTGCAGCACTCGCCGTAGCACGAGGTTTCTTCTGTGGTTGTGCCTTCGTACTAACCTTTGAACGTGTTTTCGGTTGTCCGTTCTGTTTTGCCGTTTGTGCCACATGGATTACCCTTGGTTATGGTATCGCAATGCGGCTGTACAAGCGCTGTTCAACACAGCATCATCGCTATCGTCGTGATATGTTGCTCGGCAGTATTGTCTCCAATCGTTCCATAACCGCAGTGTTTCGGGGGTGAGGCGAATTGTGAGAATCCCGTCTTGACTATCGCTCTGCTCTTCATCACTCGCTTCAGCACTTTTTAACTCATTAAATTTGTTCCAATCATAGTCATTTAACTTCAAGAGGCGCTCAATCTCCTCCGCAGAATAAGGCATAGACGCTTGTAAGTCATCCAAACTAAAGCTCTCGCTTATTTCTTTGAGAAGTTCCGAAAGGCGAAGTGTGTCAGTCTGGAAGCGAGTTTCATTGAGTTCAATCGCAATGCGCTGTGCTGCTGCCTCGCCGATTGCACCAAGGTTGTAGCACATTACTTCCGTGTTACCTGTTTGTTCAGAAAGGATCTGCAACACGTCAAAACGGTGATTGCCATTGACAATTTCGTAGAAGCCTGTTGGCAGCTCTCGCACAACAAGGTTTTCTACCTGCCCGTTGCGCTTGATGTTTGCCGCAAGTTTCGCCGAAAGTGCTTCATCTTCCATTTTGTAGTTCCACGCTGCTTTAACCAGCCTTTCAAGCGGCAAAGAACAGTATCCGTGCTTTGTCTGCACAGGTTTTGATTTCACAGGTTTTGATTTCACTTGTTTTGCCATTGTATGCCTCGTTTTGCCCACAGTTTTGTAAGATGCTGTTACATTGCCAGCATAGATTTAATGCGCTCTTGCTGCAAGTAACTCAGTTTGCTGCCGGAAAGAAAAATGTTCGTTTTGATGGTGCGTTCCGGGCTGTGAGAGCGGATGTTCTGCCGCTTGTAGGAGATAGAATCAACGCTGTAAAACGGGAATATCTCCAAACCCGTAGCGCTGCTGTACCCAAGAGCATGAAAGCGTTTTTGCTTGTCCCATGTTGTAAATACCTCCGCAAGAAAGCGGCGTTTAACCTTCTCCGATGTGTCGTTTGCGGGACTGATACCGATAAACTCCGCTTCTTCCTCATACCTCCGCAGCCAGCGCATATCTTCGCCGTAGTGATAAACAGGCATCACCGTTGATTCAGGAAGGCGCTTGCGGATATACTGAAAGTTTTCGTAGCTTTCCCCGCAACACCGCTCAATATCTGCCTTGCTGCTGCCTGTCTCCGGTATTACATCCAAGTTAATGAACGTCCACGACTGCGGTAAACCTTGGCAAAAAGCGATGTACTCATCAATATCAATCGTGCCTTTGCCCTTGTTCCACAGCGAAAATGCTCCCGAATCAATGATGATGCTATCGCTTTCCTGAGCGTGTTTCTGCACTTCTTTTCCGTCCACTGCAAACGACCATAAGTAGTTTTGAGCGCCGTATTCGCGGAGCAGTTGCAAGGTTCGGAGCGGGGAAGAAAAGAAGTATTTCATTGGTATTCTGTTGCTTGCAAACCGCTTGGGTAAATGGTTACACCGCCTGTGGTAGTGTATCCTGACCCTGTATTGATGGAAATGCTCTTACCTGTGCTTGTGACACTGTACGGATTATACAACGTACCTTCTGAACAAATTACCCCCATACCGCCACGCACGTTGTAGTTGGTTATTACTTGAAGGCGCTTAGTATTGAGTACCGCTTTCAAGTCCTCGTAAATACGGGCTGTTACTGCCTCTTGGTAGATACCAACAGGGCGAAACGAGGTCAGGTAATACTTGAGCGATTTGAGTTCAATAGCTTTGCCACCGTCAGGATAGTACGATACATTCAGCGTCGCAATATCCGGTAAGCCGGAGAAGGGACACACGGCGGAAAACTCCGGGTACGTGATATTTACTTGCTGCTCGCGCGACTCAAAATCGAAGGTTTTGAGATATTCAGGCTTGATTTCGCTTTGGGGAAGGAAGGAGAAAACTTCACCGTCTGCTTTGATGTGCTGTTCCATTTTACACCCATCCTTTCGCTTTTGCTTCTTCGTAGCCTTGTGCGCGGAGAACACTTGCGGGATTATCCAACTTGCCATAGCCCCATTCGTTGAACGTAGTATGGTCGCCGTTGTAGTCCGTATGCGTGTTGTTGCGGATAACCTCCAAGCAACCAAGTTTAGCAGCCATTTTCCACGTCTCGGCTTTGGTGAGGTGCATGAGCGGCGTATGGATGCGAATTTCCGTGTCAAGTGCCAACGATATTGCTTTTGCTTGGCATTTGATAAAGCTCTCGCGGCAGTCAGGATAACCGGAGTAATCTGTTTGGCACACACCCATCACCACATCACGAATACCCAGAGTGTAAGCGTAAGAGCAAGCAAGTGTAAGAAATAGAGCGTTGCGTCCCGGAACAAAAGAGGCAGGGAGGTTTGAATTTAGTTCGTGAGAAGCAGTGATTTCTGCTTCAGCGTCAATTAAAGCGGAATCCGAAAGTAAACCCGCAATATCCATGATGCGATAACGCACGTTTGCTCTTCCGGCTATGTTTTCAGCGCACTGGACTTCAACCCTGTGCCGTTGTCCGTAATCGAAGATAAGTGCCTTTACAGAAGAAAAATTTTGTAACGCCCAATACAGGCACGTTGTCGAATCTTGACCGCCCGAAAGCAGTACCAAAGCGGGAAAGGGGTTTTGTTCCATGGTGTTGGTGAGTTATTGGTTTGCAAAAAGGTCTTCTGCGGCTTCTTCTTCGCTGGGAAAGAGGTCTTGTTGCTGGCGCTTACCTTTGATAAAATCTTCGGCGTGGTCACATACTTCGTTGAGCAAATTGACCGCTTCGGGTGGGAGCATAGCGTCAGGATTCTTCGAGGTTGTAGGGCGGTGCGGCGTGTTAAAACCGAAGGGAGAACCGCCGTTTGTAGGTATTTTCCGAGCGCTGATAATTGCTCCCGAAAAGATGGAGTCTTCGCCGTGATAGCTGAGAGAGGCAGCATAGACGACAACATTTGCATCCCACTCTTTTGGCAATTCGCAAATTTCACAAACAAACGGGGCAAGTGATTTGAGAGCAATCTTCATTTCGGGTAAGGGTTCATCGGCACTGACCAGCGAGTGTTTATCCCACATGGTATCATTATACTTACTCAGTACCTCGTAGTCAATGAGCGTTTTTCCGGTTACGAACTTGACCTTGCGAATACGCAAACGCTGGTCAGAAGAGGCTTTCTTGTCCTTTGTTTTTGTTTTTGCCATGGCGTTTTGTCAGTGGTTCAGTGGAGAAAAAACATTCGCTGAGAATGTCGTTGCGATAAGCATTGACCGTACCGAAGTAGTTATTTTTCGCTTTTCCAATCGGAATCTCGCGTTCACGCGAAAGTTCCGCAGCCTTTCTTCCAAGCGCGTTTGCACGGTCTTTGGAAAGGCGTGTAGAGTTCATAGCAGCATATTCGTAAATGGTGGCGTAGTAAAAACGCTCGTTCATTACGTTGCAATTCGTTGTAAAAATTCGGTTTTCATTGTTGCCGTTTCAAAAACTCCTGAAAAGTAGGTCGTTTCAGTTTCAGCACCGTAGGCTTTTATCCCGCGCATTTCCTGACAGAGGTGCCGTGCTTTGATATGAACAGCAATACCTCGCGGGGCAAGATGTCCATCCAGAATATGTGCAATATCTGTTGTCAAGCGCTCTTGCATTTGTAACCGACGCGAACAAAGTTCCACGAGCCGTGCCAGTTTTGAGAGACCAAGAACTTTTCTACTGGGCATATACGCAATCGCAACTGTACCAAAAAACGGTAAAAGATGATGCTCACACAGGCTATAAAACGGTATGTTTTTCTCTAATACCATGACGGGTTTTTCCGGCGCGGCAAAGACGGTCATTTCTACCGGATCGGGATTGAGAAAATCAGCCAAAAACCGTGCATATCGCTCCGGTGTGCGCTGTTTGCCTTCCTCGGTAAGGTCTTCGCCAAGTGTTGTGAGCATTGCCGCAGCGTGTTCGGTCAGTTTCGGCAAATCTACTTCCTCCAACCAAGAGAGAACCTTTTGAGGAGGGTTCTCACCGTGCAAGGAAACGGCATTTGCAAGTGCATCTATCTCCTTTTGCAGAAAATCGCTTGTCGGCGTTGGATTGTTCATAGAATATTCCAGATTTTATGTTGCTGCACAGACAAGCGCCATTGCGGGTGTTGCAAGCAAAGGTGAATACAGTGCCGAAGGTTTTCGGCGTTGATTTCTGCGCCGTCAAAGTGCGGGGAAAGGTAGTAATACTCCGCCTCCAGCGTTGGTGCAGGGAGAGATTGTCCGGCATGGCGGACGTAGCGTAGTTCGTGTACGTAGCCGTCCGGGAAGTTTTTATCTATCACGTGTTCAGCAACCTTGGGCGAAACGCAGACGTAATCAAGTCCCTCCGGTACAGGATTCAAGCCACTTGTTTCAATAGCTTGTTTGTAGCCAAGCGAGGAGAAGTATTCAACAATTTCACTGGTGAGCTGCATTGTCGGTTCTCCTCCGGTCCAAACAATCCATTTGCAGGACGGAGCGAGGGCATTGAGATAGGAATGAATCTGCAAAAGCGACATCGGCTGCCCACTTTCAAACTCAGTATCACAGCGCACACCGGAGGCATAGCAAGCGTTTTTTGCTTTGCAGCTTTGCAAACGCACGAACAGCGAGGCTTCTCCCGCTCGACCGCCTTCGCCTTGCAGGGAGTAGAAAATTTCTGAGATGTAGAGGTGTGTTATTTCCGGTTCCATGATGTTAGAATATCAAAACGGAGTGATTGGTTCTGTTTGTAGTTTTTCCTGCTCTAATCGTTTGTATTCACGCTCAAGGCTTTTGTGGGGCATTTCGGGGAGATCTTCTTCGACATCAGCAAACGAAAGCGTTGTAGTCGGCTTTTGAGGCTCATAGTGAACGCCGGAACTAGGCGTTTCGTAGAGTGCAATAGCGTGTATCGGCAAACCTAGTTCCAATAACTCAATATGAATCTCACGGGCAAGGTTTTCTGCGCTTGTCGGAAAGGGAAATGTAACAATCTTGAGCGGCTCTGAAAAGCCGCGTAGATGCTTCAAAAGCGGGTCTTGGTCGTGCAGTAAAAGCGCGTGGTCGTATTGGTTGAACACATCATTAGCTATGCTATCCAAGTGCGCAAATTCTATTGTTACGCCCGTTTCCGGATTTGGCTCTTCAACCTTGAACGTGCAGGTGATGTGATAGGTATGACCGTGAATGTTGCTGCACTTATTCCGCAATTCGCGGTTTCGGTGCGCAGCATGGAAACGGTAGTGCTTGACAACAGTAAGCATACACGTCTTGTAAGATGTTGTTTTAGAATAGTTTACATAATGGAGGTTCTCCAAGCGGGAGAACATAGCTCGTGCATGGCAGGAAGTACAGGCAGTTTACGGCGCGTTAGCGAGGCGAGAGTAAGTAGGTTTTGAGGAACTCTTCAAAGGTCTCACGCGGAATGCTGTACAGAACCTCCGCGTTTGCTGCGGTTAAGCCGTCTTGTTGAACGGCATAAACCTCAAGCAAAACGTCGGAGTGCTGCCGATGGATTCGGAGCATTTTGGGGTGGCGACCCGATTGCGGAGTTGTTGTGCGGGAGTGCTTCGCCGAAGTCTCTAGCGAAGTTGCCTCTATTGCAGAGGCTTCAAGGTGGTATGTAATTGAGCCGGAGGAGTTCATAAAGCGTCAGGGGTTGCACAGGCTCCCCGTTGCTTCGTGTTCCACAAAATGCAAAACACGCGGCAATTCGTCGCCCTCCGGCGTTTCTATAAGCCGGAAACCTGACGCTGATATGCTGAAAGAGTTCTTTTTGCAATAACACTGTTTCAAGAGTGCTATTCTTCTAATATTCTGTCCTGAGCCGTTGTGTTTCCTCATTTCACGTAGCAGCATGGCATGACGTACCGCAACATCTCACGACCGAACATTTTCTGAAAGAACAAGAATAACAAGGGGGATTTGTGCAGTGCAAAGATACAGTATTTTTACGCATAATTGCAAATAATTTCCCACTTTTCTAAAATTTTCCCATATAATTATTCTATATTTCCCACTTAACCAGCTAATTTTGAGACTTTTTATGTATCGTTCCCACTTTTTGTAAAATTTCTCTTTGTGCTGTGAAATAGCTTTGGTACATTTGTTCAAGTGTCTGTAAAACAACACCTTACAGACATTGTACAAATAACAACGCCCCGCAGAAATTGCCGTTTCTGCGGGGCGTAAATCTACCATACCAGTTATTCGAGAGGTACAAAGCTATGTCTCTACCGCAACATTTCCAAACGCTTTTCCCGCTTGGTATTGTTACCATAACAAGCGGCATCAAAGCACTGCACACAAAAGGGTTGAATCCCCTGCCCTATTTGGAGCGCCATGCGCGAGGGGATTGGGGCGACGTTTCGCTTGGTGATAATCTTGCCAATACTGTTGCCCTGCTTGACGGCGACGATAGGCTATTTTCTGCCTTCAACACTCCCCAAGGGCGCATTTGGATTATTACCGTTCACGACCGCAGTTTTACCACCATTTGCCTTCCGGCAGAATACTAAGGAGGTGCCGCTATGAAAACCTACACCAAAGAAGACCGCAGCGCTTTTTACCGCAGCCTCCGCGAACAATGGAAACGTGCTTCTGAAACAGTTGATTTACAAGACCCGTTGTTGCTGGAGTTGTATGCAGAAGCAGCGCGAGCAGGGCTTGAGAATATCAGTCAGGCTTCTTTTGCTTTTGTCTTTGCACAAATGAAAGAACAAGGTCTGACAGGTATTCCTTACGTTGATTGCAAAACCTTTGAAGGCTGGAAACGAAGCGGCTTTCACGTTAGGCGCGGTGAACAATCACGCCTCAAAGGCTTAACCTGGCTCCGTGCCGAAACGAAAAACGCTGCCGATGCACCAAGCGCTGAAGCAGAGCGTATTTATCCCAAAGTTTATCACCTTTTTCATCGCTCACAAGTGGAGGAAATAGCATGAGTGTTTTCATCGTAAACCAGCATCACATCAACGTTCTTGTAACAACTCTTCGCCGCTTAAAGCGGGATGGAATTTGGATTGGAGAACTCTACTTTGACCCAGACAATGCCGCAGATATGCAGTGTATCGGTCAGGCGTTGTTGGATGAGAATTACCGTTCATATTGCAGTCGGTACAGCGAAGAGATGACTACCCCGCCCTTTGTGTATAAATCTCAAACAAGAGTGTATGCGCCGGTTCAGGTGATTAAGGCAGCACATTGTTACGAATACCAAGCAATCGAATCCCCAACATGGGAGACTTCCCTTGCACGGGAGGTAATAGATACCATCGTTCACAGTTGCGGCCGAAGGTTGCCCGGGTATGATGAGGCAGCGTGGGAGATACAAGCGCCTGAACTTGTGCGGGAGGATTAAGAATGAACAAGCCCCGTCAGTGGTGTTCTGGCGGGGCTTTTGCTTATTTCAAAAACTTATCAAGAACTTTTGAAGGAACCTCTCTTACTGCCTCAATCAATTTCTTGAGTATGTCCAACTCATTAGAATCTAAACTTTCTCCCTGCCCTAATGTTTTTGCACCAGTAAAATACTGACCAATCAGGTCTTGTTTAATTTTTTGCTTTGTCTCTACTTCTAAGTCATTCAGGTACGGGTTAAGTGTCACAAATTCCAATTCCATTTTTTGGTAATGCTCGGCTAGTTTTCGGTGTTTTTCTGCCTCCCTTGCGGCATAAAACCCAGGCAACAACACTACAAGTGAGCTTAAGAGTTTTGGTCCGTACTCGTTTAATTCCAGTTTATTGTTGATGAAAATTAAGACCAAAGCAGCTATCACGGCACTACATGAAAATAAACCGATTGCTCCACAGCGCCATCGCTTATATGCTTTATCTTGGTCAAGCGCTTGTTGTGAATATCCGCCAGCAATACCGTTTACAGCCAATACCTGTGCTATTTTTCTTACTTCCTCCACTTCTTTGTCCAAATCACTTTTTGCTGTATCAATTTTGCTTTTTGCCTCCGTAAGTATAGCTTTTTGACTTTCCGTATAATTCCCTTCAAGTTGATTCAATCTTTGTGTGGCATAATCAGAAATTTCGCGCAACTTACCTTCAATCCTTACATCATATTGATCAATTTTTTCCCGCAAGGAATTTGCTGTATTTTCAAACTGTCTTGCTTTATCAATAACACTTTGACTGTGCTGTAAAAAATGCTCCAACGTTTGCATGGATGCCTTTAGTGCGTTTGTTTGTTCTCCTATAATACCACTTGGCAAGGCAACGACAATTGGAATAACATTATTACGGATATTCTGTAAACCACTTTGTATAGCAAACTCTACTGTCGATTGCGCAAGTGAGTTATTTGTATTTCTTATCGCACTGGCAATACTTTGAATTTTGTAATCAAGAACTGTACTCGCGGTTCCACCTAAAAAATCAAGGTTGAATGAAGAGAGTGCTTCTTTACAATAATTTGTCAAAAATTGTAATTGTCGATAACGCTCTAAATCTAACTCACCTAGGTTATCTATTTTCATACTATTGACCTTAGCTGCGAAATCGTTTATGGCAATAAAAGCATCAAGTTCTTCGATTCCAGAAAGAGGGTTCCCTAAGTAGATATATTTTGACATAGGAAAAGCAACAAGTTTTTATGAAATGATTGAAATAAGATTCACACTCTCACGGCAATTTCTTCCGATACGCATCACCCACCGGAATATCCTTATCTCCGATTTTTAGGAACATCTGCCGCTCGCGGGTAAACACCGATTCAACACACGCAAAATTGACCACATATGACTTATGCACACGCACGAAATGTCGCTCGGCAAATGCAAGCTCGAAATCTTGTAGTGTATGCGACATGATGTATTCCTTCTCTTCTTTGCAGATGATTTTACTCTGCGACCGCTCACCTTCGATAAACTTAATCGAATCTATATGTACAAAGTCTTTACGGTTGCCCACAGGAATAAGAATACGGTCTTGAAAAATCGCAAAAGGAAGTTTTTGTAGCTCTGCTTTGTGCTTTACAACTTTAGCATTGATACTTTCAACTAATCGTTCGACTTTTATCTTCAAAACAGTTGGCGTTATTGGTTTGACAATGTAGTCACGTGCGCCAACGTCAAAAGCTTTTTGGGTAAATGCCGTATAACCGGAAATAAACACAATTGCGGGCAAACGTACGAACATCTCTTCAAGAATCCTTAGAACCTCAAACCCGGTTCCCATACCTAAATCTATATCTATAAATGCTATGTCAGGATTTTTCTCAGCAATTAAACCCACAGCGGTATCTACACTGTATGCTTCCCCTACAACAAGTACATTTTGGGGAAAAAGCTGACCAAGCTGATTGCGAAGAAAGTTTCTTATGTGTTCTTCGTCATCAATGATGACAGCTGAAAGAATGTTCATAATCTGAGAAGAAGGGTTCTTGGGTTCTTGGGTTCTTGGGTTCTTGGGTTCTTGGGTTGCACATCATAGCTATTCATTTTTTTGAAGCATTGTTGATTTTTCAGGAAACTCTTTCCAAATTATTTCAAGCAAAAAATTCAAACTGCAAATTTCTAGAACAAGGTTCTTTTATGCAAATCCGATGACCGAGACCCCCATTCTAATGACCGAGAGTAAAAAAGTAATGACCGAGACCCCCATTCTAATGACCGGGAGCTATTGCAAAATTCAGGAAAATTTCGTATAGCATTTTCTAATTATTGCAATTTTTCGATGATGCTTGTGTCGCTTCATAGTTATCAATACTTGTATTCGCGTGTTGAATTTGTGAGCGAACCAATGCGATACGTTTTTCCAGTTCCTGCTCAAGCACTTCACGCTGGAATTTCAAAGCCAGACAAACCCCTGCAATGAAACTTACAACATACACGACCACTCCCAGAACAATAGCAAACTCAGTTTGTGTCATAGCTTTTTCCAAAAACAGTAGATGGTAATTGAGTACTTAACAATCGAGGCGAGATTGTGAATAAACCAGATATTTTTTTCTTCAACTTGAGCCAAGTTCACATAGAAAAAGATAAGAAAATCAACCAACGACGTTCCAATGAGCGTTATGCACAGTATTCCCAACCAGCGTTTTTCTTCCCTACGCACAATATCGCGTGAATTTTGCCAGAGAACAATGTAACAAAAAGCAATAATTGCCAACGCGGAAACCCCGCTTGAATAACTATCAAACATTTTCCACGTATCCAAACCGTACCAATGAAACGTAGCATTTACAACAGTTAGAACCACAGCGAGACAGATGATGCTCCGCCGCGCTATTTTTCCCGCCACAGCGCTGAATGAAAACATTGCAAATAGCCAAAGTTCAATAACAGTATAGAGGTGCGCTCGAAAATAGCCATACGTTACAAATTTCAAAAGCCCGCCGACAAGAGAAAGCGTGTCATTAAGCATCCCCACAACCATCAACGCGGCGATATACAAAGCAGCGTTTGGCAGCCGTGAAGCCGCCAAACGCCGAACAATGACAAGAGTTGCTACACCATGCACAGCAAGAGCGCATAATGCAATAACTAATGGAAAGGTAAAAGCCATATAACTATCGGTCAAGTGTTTGCAAACTGCTTCCACCGCCACTACAAAAAGGCGGGCAAAAATCGCGATCTAAAAGCATTTCTGAGTTCTCAATCGTGCCTGTTGAGTTCGTACCTAGCATTACCATACGGGGTTCATTGTCAGCACCGAGCGCAAAGTAAAACCGTGCAGCGGCAACGTCTCTCTGTTGTAAAAGACTCAACACCGATTCCTTGAACATCGCCCCACCGGAGCGTTTTCCAAGTATTTTGAAGGCAGCACTTGCTTGGTAATTTTTTATCATCTGCTTCGCCTGTTCCACAGTAAGAAAGTTCTCTGGAGTAACTTCTTGCGGTGAATTATTATAGTTCGCTGTAAAGATGCCGTTAGAGGAGAAAATATCGTTTCCTTCCTCTGTTCTTGCAACAAAAATCATTTGCGGTTTTCCTTCGCTTGTCAAAGCATAGTAGTACCCTAGCGATGCCGCAGCAGGCTGTGAAAGCAGGGTTTGCAGCATTGGGGCAGGAAGTGTTCCTGCGTGGAACGCCCATGATTTGAACGGGTTGATAGACTGATACCGAGCAATCATCTCTTTCGCCTCAACTTGAGAAATGATGTGATACGTTGCCTTATTTGGGCGCTCAAGTGTAGCAGCACTTTGAGCAAACATCGGGGCGACACAAAATACGATTGCCAAATACATGGCAGCGAGAATATTCACAGAGAACCTCAAAAAATAGTGTAAAAAGAAGGAATAAGAAGCGCAAACTTACTCATTATTCCTCACTTTTTACAACATTTCCTCATGCACTAACAACTTGCTACCGCTTTACGCAATAGCCGCTTTACGAAGCATTTCCCTCGCCTGTTCACGCTCTTGTTCGCTGGCTTCTTTGAACATTGCCAAGAGTTGTTTTGTGGTTGTAATCAATTGTGATTCGCTACTCATTTCTTGTTCTGAAAAACTAGAGACATTGTCTCTAGTTTTTATAGAATGCTTGTTTTCATCATCCGAAAAACCAGAGACATTGTCTCTAGTTTTTACACCGTTAGTTTTGTTTTTCTCAATCTCTTTATGCCTCTGAATTTGCTTTCGTACTGCAGTTTCCTTTTGCCCGGTATCTTCAGCAACTTTTGCAATAGTGAGACGATTTATGTCGTCTTTCTTTGTCCTGCCACCCTTGTTTGTACTACTCAAAAACGTTTCTTCAAAATCAGGGTACAATTGCTTGTAAAGGCTCATCTTTTTTTCGCTGGAAAGTTGCCGACGCAAAAGATTATCTTTGATGATAAACTCGCGCTCTGCTTCTTCCGAAAGTGTTTCCTGCACGTATTGAACTGGCACTAAGTGCAGTTTGAGCGCAAGGGCAATTTGCAAACGGTTATGTCCTGCAAGAAGCGTTCCGTCACGTTTTGCAATAAGCGGTACAAGGATACCCCGCTTGCGAACATCCTCCTGCAGCATTTGCAAGTGCGCACTATCTTCAGCATCGAACAACGTTTCGTTTAACTTATTGCTTCTTAGTTCCTCAGGCTTTATTTGCTTGATTTCACTCATTGCTATAGTACGGCGCTTGGCGCTCGGCAACACTTCTAAATCTGCCGAAACGTCGGGGACAAATTTTCTAGCCATTATACTCCCCCTTTCACAACAATTTCAGCAATGGTTTTGTAGGCGCTCAAATCTTTATGCCCATTCTTTTTGTAATCAAAACCTGTGATACTACGCATAGCAGAATTAGGGAAAATTGCATTTCGATTAACGACAATAGGAAGAAATTGCTCCGCAAAATTTGTCTGATATGTGCTGTAAAATGCTCGTTGCGTTGAAACTCTATCATCGTAGAGATTCAGAAAAATACCGTAAAGAGCTGTACCGTACTCTTCCGCAAGTGCTATGAGTGTCGCTGTGCCGGAGAATGCCAGCGCTCCTGCTTCAGTAGGGATAAGCATACCTGTTGAAGCAGCAAGACAAGCGTGTGTACGCTCATCCAACGCAGGAGGCGAATCTAAAAGTATGTAGTCATACTTCCCTTCATATTGTTTAATAGCTGCAACATAATCGTCCTTTACGCCGATATAGGATGACAGCATCAATACATCAACATTAGTACCTTCATGTTTTTCAACGGGCAGTGGTACACCATTTTGTGCCTGTTTCAGTTGATTGACTTTGCGTCGGCTAAAAAAATACTGCACCAAATTTGCTTGCTCGTCCATGTCCACGCAGAGGACAGAATGACCAAGTTGCGCGAGTGCGTGACCGATGTGTACCGTCGCAGTCGTCTTCCCAACACCGCCTTTGTTATTGACAATCGCAACGATTTTCGTGCTGACTGCCGTTGTGGAACGTTTTGCCATAGTTCGAGGATGGATTGTGATAAGTAGTGAAATTTAGCTACTGAGTTGGGAGGAAACATACCCCTGCACGTTCTTTTGCCACGAAGACAAAAGAATTACAATAGAAAAAGTATTGGTATAAATTGCGGTACGAAGTGAGAAAAACTAGAGACAATGTCTCATGTTTTTATGTTGAAGGAAAAACCATGCTGCTGCGACAAAAATAAACAACTCTTCAAGGGAAAGCAAAAAGTATTTGATATTTCAAATACTTTTTTTGCTCATTCAGAAAAAAGTGTATCTTTGCGATATACCACATCCCAATACCGCAATCAGGCACTATTTCTATGGGAAACTCTGTTTTTTATGGCACACCAATCGGGGCGATTCTTGAAACTCTGGAGCGGAAAAATATTCTCATGGAGTGGCGCTTAGGCAATCTGGAACTAACGTTGCCACCACAAAAAATTGTTTCGCACTTCTCAACTGCTTATGGTGAATTATTACGAGAAAAAGATGGTGAAATTTCTCAAGAAATTGAATTGATGGGAAGGTATATCAATCTTGCCCACAGAGCAATACGACGCTTTGAAACGACAATTGAAAATGATTTCCAGCTATTGCAAGCTGCTCTTCATTTAATGGTGCATGAAGTTCGGAACACCAAAAACATTATGGTCAAATACAGTATTGCCTTAGATGATGTTCCTGCGGAATTTATTCCATCGTGCATGATTTTGCCTTATGTCTCAGCAATTTTTCGCAGTATGAGGCATAAATCAGATACTGAGTTACATATTCGATATAGTAGATGTTCATCTACCACCTTGAAGTGTAGTATTAGCAGCAAAAACTGCTTTTTCTATAATGCCATTGACGAATTTGGTGTTGCTGTTGAACCAATTCTTATTCAACGCAGAGAGGTTTTATTGAAGCAACTGCTCGGCGAAACTGCTAAAACAACTATACGAGGAAATGTTGCTCATTCAAGAGAAGAGGCGCTAAATTTTTACAGGACAGGAAAAGCATCGTCGGAAATTGACCTCTATGTTCCTATTCTTTCCGAAGATCTCATTGAAGTCATAAATACAGACGAAGAAACCATGCCTGAGGAATTTTCAGTATGAAGGAAATACTTATCCGCGAGGTACAAAACGGCTTTCTCGTTACAATTACGTCACCCAAAAGTGAACACCCGGAAGAATTAGTATTTACCTCGCTCGAAAGCCTTACATCGTTTTTGAGTGAGTATTTTAAGCGAAAAGACTATAAACCGAAATAAGCCAACTATGAGACGCTTTCTACCGATATTATTTCTCTTTTTAGGTTGCAGTAATTCTACCGATACCAATGGTGTTCAGCCGCAAGGAGGATTACGCATTGCCGAAGTTCTCCCTAACCCAGTTGGAGAGGATAAATACAAGGAAGCAATAACCCTTGAAAACACCAGCAACGCAGGAATTTCGCTCACAGGCTGGCAATTTCGCTCTCGTGGTATCGGTATGCCGTTTGCTGTAACTACGACAGCAACCAGCATTGGTGCTAAAGCAACATGGCAAACCACAACCTTTCCCTTCGACCGCGCTTGGCTGAACAATGACGGTGACTCGTTGTATCTCATCAACCCCTCTGGCACAGTAGTACAATCTGTTGGATGGGGCAGGGTGAGTGATGGTGAGGTGGTGAGACCATGAAAGCGTTAAGAGCGTGGATTTTGGGTTACTGTTTTGGTTGTTTCCTTCTTTGCTGCTCGCCTTCCAAAGAGGAGCAACAACGTCAAGACATCCTACGCACAGCATGGGAACGGGCAGAACAGAGGAAAGTTGAGCAGCACGACAGTTTGGCACGGCTGAACCCCGAAAAATACTTCACTGTAAAACTTGATTCGATTGTTCGTTTTCGCAGAAGTAGAGAAGGTGATGAGATTCATTTTTCAATTGACAATCAAACCCCGTTCACCGTAGATAGTTTGCGGATTGCTTTTTATGTTACTGGGTTATTTGGTAGAGATTCAGTAATGCTTGTTCCACTCTTGATTCCACCCAAAAAAAAAGAGCCTCGCAAAGTTATGACCTTTTTCAAAAATGTTGATTCTCTTGTGATTCTTCACAAACATTTTCGATAACACACGAAAATTACTATGCAACCGACGACACAACAAATACTATATCGCGCTTCAGAAATAGCCGAAAAGACCAATTACACGCTCGGAAGACTCAGTCAACTTCGATTGAAGGGAATTGCTGGTGTGAAAGGGCAGGATTGGTATTATGAGGGAAAAACGACTATGTACACACACTCATCCTTATTGAAAATTCTTGAGTACAAAAAAACAGCTGCAAATAACGTAACAGGGAGACCAAGAAAAAAAATTCAGGACAGCTAAAAAAAGTATTTGAAGTTTCAAATACTTTTTTGTAAGTTGTAAACGACAAAAAAAAAGCCGCGGTTGGACTGGTACTCCAAGCAGCGGCGAATGAAAAACCTTCTAAACGAGAAAGGCGTATTCAAATGCAAACGCAATTTAACCATTGCGGCGGTGTTATGCAACACCGTTCCCGCAAGCTGCGCAATAACAAGCGCTTACGGCTTGTCCCTTTACCCGCAAAACAAGCCCAAAAACTCCCACCTGTGGAAAACTCCTCTCCTGAACCCTTTGAGGACGTTCTTCGCAAACTTCACATCTACCAAAACGCGCTTTCCCAGCGTAACCGCACCTCCAACCCGTACCTTCAGCGCCAACTTGACAGTTTCTTGAATTCCATGATTGAGGATATTCAAGAAATGATACCCGCTTTGCCCAGCCCTTCTACACTTTCTTCCCAAAATACTTCTTCGATTCAACACAGCACAATGGCTGTTAGCTTTGGTGTGTATGGTGCTGTTGTTATCTCCGTTCATCGTACTGTTTCCCACATGGTCGTTGATTATGATCTTAGTAAACTGAACTTAGAGTTTTGCGCCATTGCTGGAACACGACAAGCCATTGAGGCTATCGTATTGGAGTTTGTCGAGGCAATTCACACCGGCTATATTACCATTCAACAAAACCGCGTTCTAAACGGTTTTGCGGAATTGCAAAATCGGCAAATAGCACTTATTCAGGCAGGAGGTGTGGCATGATGAACACTCTAACTGCCGAACAAGTAATGGCGCTGTATTTCAACGACAAGGCGCTCCGTACTCAGCCTATGCCTGTACGCCGTGTTGAAACAAACGACGGGCGCTATTACATCTCGCTCAGTAACGACCGCACTGATCTTGTCTATGTTCCCTCTGTTACGACAATCATAAAAAACACCAGTAAAATGCCGTATCATTTGCTCAAATGGTACGTGGAACATGGTTGGGAACGTGCCGAAGAGATAAAAACGGAAGCTGCGGACTACGGAACATTGATGCACATTGCTGTTGCAACCTACCTCACTTCGCGGAAACTTAATCTGAGTGCAGTACCAATGCTCATAGAGCAGTACCGTACTGAACACCGCATCACCTACAATACTGATACATGGCAAATGCGCCTGTGGCAAGATTTGTTGGCTTTTCACACTTTTGCAACAGACTACCAAATTGAACCAATCGCAATCGAAATGCCGCTCGTGTCGAATATGTACAAGTTTGGCGGAGCAATAGACCTTGTTTGTGAAGCAACCTTTACAGAAAAAGGCTTTTTTGGTGAGGTCTATAAAACAGGTGACAGGAAAGGCGAACCAAAGGAAAGCAAGCAAGAGCGCCGCGAAGTCTGCTTGATTGACTTTAAGTCAGGCAGACACGGTTTTTATGAGGAGCATGAATTACAGGTAGATGCATTCTACAAAACATTGTGGAATGAGAATTTTCCCGAACTGCCTGTGAAACGCTGCTTTAACTGGTCCCCAAAAAATTGGGTTTCAGAACCCGGATACCTTTTTACCGAACAGACAGGAAAATCCTCGACCGAAGAAATGTTTCTGCATTGCCAGAAATTTTCGTTGCGCTATGCCAAACCACCTGTACAGAACACCGAATTTGCTGGATTGTTGGAACTTGGTAAGCCCGCTCCGGAGAACGTTATTCGCAAACATTCGGTTTTGAATGAACTGCGCCGGGAATGGGAATCGCAAGGCATTATGACCCCGCGAGAACAGCGCTTTGCAACTTCATTTCAGAGTGCCAATATGGTGTTGGAAAATGAAACACCTCAACAGGACGAGGCTGAAAAAATCGAAACGTCCTCTTTATTTACACAAAATTAAGGAGGAACAAATGATGAATTTAACAACGGGCGTTTTTCACGTAACGCCCCAATTTCTTGCTATCAAGTCGCATATTGCAGTGCTTGAAGCTGAGACGCAAACGGTTCTTGTTCTTTGCTGTTCAAAGAGCAACGTTGAAAACCTGTTTTTGGCAAGGCGCATTAGCGCTCTACCTATGTTTGAAGCAGCAACAGAGCATCTTCTCAAGCATTTTGCGGTATCAGAAACGTTAGATATGGCAAGTGAGGCAGGGAAAAACATTCTTGCACGTTTTACTGCAGCACAACACCAAGCGGAACGAGGTGGAGTATGAGCCAAGAACATCAACCTTCTGGGCGCTTACTCAACAGCGCTCTGCCTGAAACGGCACAAATGCAAGCGACAATACCAATTATCGGCACTATCAGCGTCGGTGATAAGCGCACAACGGCTGCCGGAAAAGAGTATCCCGTTTCGCTGGATTTCTTTCGGGCAACAGGACGGTATGCTTCCTATTTTACCGACGTGTACGGACCTACTCCGTCATCAATTCAGATAATCTTTCCCGGCAACGAAGTTCGTGAGTACTGCAACTGTGCTTACACTTTTCGAGACCGCGGCGGAAGATTGCTGGCTGAAGGCGACGGTCAGTCTTGGAAAGTTTGGTCACGGCAAAAAGGTGAGTACGTTTTTGGTCCATGGAGCTACGACATTATCAAAGAGCGTTTCCCCGATGCTACCGATAGTATCGAACTCCGCTTAAAGTTCCTCATGCCGCGAGTGAATAACATTTACGGTTTGTGGAAGTTTACCTCTCGCGCTCGGCACAGCACAATTCCACAAATTACGGCAATGTTTGATAAAGTGTTATCTGAAGTAGGCTATGTTCAGAACATTCCGTTTGAACTGTCGGTTGAAAAAGTAAAAAGTAACAAACCGGACAGCAATAACACCTTTCCTGTGGTCAAGTTAATACCTGTGCTGTCGCCGGAGAATATTGCTATGCTGGCAGAGTTTTACGAGGCAGGGCAGAACATTCGCGGTATGATAACTGCTGAAAAAATAGAACAACTGCGCTATGATGCTCCTCGATTGCCGCAAAATTCAGAAATTGTTGCTCCGTCGTAGGAACGAGTTTTGGAAAACAAAATAACACCGTTTGCACACCCAAAAACACTATTGGGAAACTAAACACCCATATTTGCACTTCACATATTGTTAAGCCTGTATGGTTATTGTATTTTGCCGTCCCCAAAGAACAATCACATACGAAGCTGAAATAGCGGCTCTTGCGCCTACAAGAGCCGCATATTTCAAGGTCTGCACGAAAACCGCTTCGCTAATGTGGTTTCACATTCAGGAGTTCGCATGAAACTGTTCGACACAATGAACTGGTTTTGGCGAAAAGCACGTGCATACAGCCTTGATGCCGATGCAATCGCTATGTTCTGGTTTCTCCTTCAACATTGCAACGAAGCGGAATGGGAAAAAAATCCCTTCGAGCTACGCATTGTTGATATTATTACCCCCCTCCAAATCTCCGAAGACTGTTTCCAAAAAGCACGTCAAGCGCTTATGGATGCGAAGGTTATTCATGCCACGCACCAGCTTGGGCGTGGAAAGCCATACATTTTTCACCTTCTGTGTTTTCCGGTGCAAAACGGATGCGAAGCACTGTACAACATTTTGTACCCGATTACTCAAAATTCCCCAGAAACCTTGCCAAACCTTCATTCTTTTTCTTCCGAAGAAAACCCCAACCAAAAGGGGGGTGAAAAAGGGGAGCTAAAAGGGGGCAAAAAAGGGGAACTAAAAGGAGAATTAAAAGGGGTAAAAAATACACCCTTTTCACAGGACTTTTCACCACCCTTTTCGCAGGGGTTTTCTACCCCCTTTTCCGCTCCCCTTTTGGATGAAGAAACGGCAGAAAATGGCGGCTTTGACGAAATGATACCCTCACAAAAAACAAGCGAATTTTCACCCCAAAAACAGGGGGGGAATAAGGAGAAGGAAGAAGAAGAGGATAAACTACTACCTCTACACGCGCACGTGCGCGAGGAGCAAACTTCGATTGCTGCCACATCACAACCTCTCCGAACAGTCAACCGCCCAACTTCTCTTGCGGAGGTACAAGCCTACGCAGAGCATCTTCGCACAATGGCAGGAAAAGCTTTTGCAACCAGTTTACTTGCTGAAAAGTTTTGGGAATACTACCAACACACCAACCCACCATGGCACATTGTTCCCAAAAACGGAACTCCATACCCGGTTTCAAATTGGCAAAAACAATTCCGTGACTGGGAAATGAACGAGCGAGGTAGCGCAAGCCGAAAACCCGCATACAGCCTGAATGTGAACGACATTCCCACACTACTACGAGGCATTGGAAATTTCAATGATGTCTGGTCTGACTACCTTGACCAATGCACACAAAACGACCGACCACACGACCGCACAAGCGCTCTTTACGCCCTTGACTATCTGACAGAGCGCTTAAAAGCAGGAGACAAACCGCTTGAAATCCTTCAAACCGCAATTCGTAACCAGCGCAAGGAGTTCTGGAATGGAACTAAGAATACCTACGGAAGCAGGTCAGAAGCTGCTTCAAGACCTTCAGGCAAGAACAACGGTAACAACCGAGGAAAACCAAAACCTATCACCAACACAGGTTCAGAGCCGCCCGAAGAGTCTATCGAGATTTCATAAGTCAGTTCGTGCGCATATCCCCGCTTTGGGAATCGAAGAAGCACGGCGACGCATGGAAATTGCAGGATTCTATCCCCGCTACACAACAGGGGAATGGGAGTATATGCCGGAGCAGATGTACCGCAAAGTGCAAGAAATCTTGCTGGAAGAATTTTGCGGAAATATCCACAAAGAGCCGCGAGGATTCTTCATTAACGGCGTTGTCGGTGTGGGAAAAAGTATGCTTATGGGCTTATGCGCACGGTACATCATGCGGCAATTTGCCGCAAATGTGCGGTTTTATAGCGCTGGAATGTTGGAGGAAGTATTTTTTGATAAAATTTCCAGTCCACGCAAAAAAGAAGAAATCAACCTCGTGAAAAGCTGTGATGTCTTGTTTCTTGATGACTTGGGTACAGAGTACGGCTCTGCTTTTTCGATGAGCGGCTTTACATCAATCATAGAACACCGTTACGCCAATTTCAAACCGACGTTTTTTACCTCAAATTATGCGGTCGAGGAATTAGCAATGATAGACGGCTACGAGCGCATTGCCTCAAGGCTCAACCAGCGTGATTGGGTATATCACCTGCGCTACAACGGTTCAGACAAACGCCAACGTCCGGCAAAAACGGAGGAATAACCATGGCAAACGCTCAAGAACGAGAACAAATGCTTCAGCAAATGCGTGAGGCTTCTAATGTGTTTTACAAACACGCTTTTTACATAGGTAATCACCCTTTTATCGAATTTAACGGGCTTATCAACGAGTATATCAACGCTTGCGAGTATGCACATCGCGCAGGAATTGATTTCACCGATTGCAACACGCACTCCGGCAATGAGCTTCCATTGCACGACACCCAAATCTCCTACATCAACGAAAAACTAGAGTGTATCTTCACAGGTCGCTCGGTGATGAATTCTTTGGATGCAGACCATGACACGCAAAATAACTTACTTATCGCGAATCAAGAGCAGGAGCGTCTTGAACTCATACAACAGATTCAAACTCTTCACAGACAACTTGCAGAAGCGCAAACTTGCAATGATGCTTTGCATGAAAAAGTAATGCTGCAACACGAGCGGGTTGCGGAATTGGAACTTGAACGGGACGACACCCTTGCAGCCATGCGCCGACACTTAATTGATGTGCTGTTTTGCAACGATGAACAACGCCAACAGTGGCAAGAACGATACAGAAAGGAGTTACCCGATGCCGTCCGAGAATACGAGCGCTTTCAACAGTCTGGGGTTTATTGAGCGATTGCTTGATGCGATGCCAAATATTCAGATTGACGAAAAGACCTTACAAGAATTAGGCGCAGTTTTTCAGAACTTTTCGCAGAGCGGAAAAACTACACTGAAAGCCCTACAACCTGCATTGACGGAGATTGTTGAGAGTGTAGAAGGTGCAATGTGGAGTTTCATGCAAAAACTTCAGCAAGATCTAGGAACGCTCTATGTGTACAAGTGGAAAAACAACGAAAAACGCTCACAGATGTTTGATAGAATCTGCATTGTTGTTGCGCGTGGTAAACAGAACAGTGCAATGGTGCGGTTTTTGGACAACGGACAAGAAGAAATAATCAGTAGAAACGCGCTCAGGCGCTTAATTCCTAAAACTTCAAAAACATCAAGGAATAAAGAAAATGCAAATTCCACAAATTCGTGATGTTGCTCTACGAGAGCAAATACAGAATTCAACTCAACCGAAAGAAAAAGCGGAAACGCAGCAACAAGGTATGACCGTGAGTTTAAGTGGTATGATTCATAATACCGCAAGGGCATTAAGATACTTTAATAATGTGCCTGAGCAATATGAATTTAGTGAGGATTGGCAAAATGAAACGTTTGACATGGCATTGTATGAGCATCAACCCGCTCTTTACGCCTATATTCAAGAAGAGTTTTTGTCAAATCTGAAAATACTACATCGCGCTTATCTTGATGGTAATGGTGAACAAGGGTTGAAAGCGTTTTTTGGTGTTTACCAATTAAAAGATGAGCCATTAGAATATGATGTTTATGAGCAGGAGTAACACTATGGTTAAAGTAAGAATTGGAATTACAGGAGGAGACTTCAGAGAATGTTATTACGAATGCACATTACCATCTCTGCCACGAGTAGATGATATGGTTTGGTTGAGCAAAGGTCTGACACATCTTGAAAAAATTGCGATAGAAAAAAACATAAAATTTGATGATGGTAAATATGGGAAAAGGTACGAAAACGGCAAACTAAAGCAAATTTCGTTTGAGGATTGCGTGAAGGTGTCTGAAGTCATCTTTGAAGAAGATACAGATTTTGTTTGGCTAATACTCAAAGCACTATGAAACTATTTTTTACATTTTTCCTGCTGTTATTTCCGTTTTTCCAAACCCAAGCACAGCCTTACTTGACCAAAGACAGCCTCAAAGTCAAGGTACGGCGCGTGATTGACGGCGACACTTACGAAGTTGTCTATCGTAAAAAGCACGTGTTTTCCGTCCGTGTGCGTATGCCGAACCCCAAAGACACATTGGACACCTTTGATACAAACCTCAAGCAAGCACGAAAGCAGGCGCTACAACACGGTATTTCCGTTGATTCGGTACAAACACTTGCTGCGGAGGCAACGCGGTTTGTCGAGGCTCTCTTAGGCGATAAAACCGTTCTTTTGCGTAGGTACGAAGACCAAACAACGATTGTCAAACAGTTCTCGTTCAACAGGGTGCTACGCGGTGTGGAGTTTGAAGGAAAAAACATAGCTGACCATATTCCGGTGAAGTACCGTGCAAAATGATACAATCCACTAAGGTAATCCACCAACCACGTAACAAATGACCTTACACGAAGCCTTACCACTTGCACAACGTCTCAAGGATGTTCTTGCGCCATTTTGCGACCGCATCGAAATTGCCGGCTCTATTCGCCGTCAAAAACCGGAGGTTAAAGACATTGAAATTGTCTGCATCCCGAAACAAGTAGTTGTAGATATGTTCGGCTCTGCAACAGAGGCGCACCCTGAGTTTTGCCGCATTGTCAATGCACTTGAAAAGGTCAAAGGTGAGCCAACAGGGCGCTATACGCAGCGCGTGTTGCCGGAAGGTATAAAAGCAGATATATTTATGTGTACCCGCGAAAATTGGGGCTTGATTTATGCCGTACGGACAGGCAGCGCCGACTTTTCGGCATACGTGCTGGGTGCCGCATGGGTGAAGAACGGTTATAGGTCAGAAGGAGGGTACTTAACGCGAGATGGGGAGCGTGTTGCCGTGTTTGAAGAAGAGGACTTGTTTGCACTTTTACAGTTAGACTTTGTGCCGCCCGAAGAGCGCTCATTTTCTAGGGTTGTTGCGATTGATGAAGCACAAACAATACCACAATCCCAATAAAAAGGAAGCCGCTTGCTCCCCAAAAATGTAGCAAGCGGCGATACCGCAAGAAACGCTCTTGTGTGCGTAGAGCGTTAGGGGAACTTACTTATTTGTTGGACTTTCCACAGAACGCTTCACGTTAGTGACAACAGCATCTAATTCTTTCTCATACTTTTCTTTTGCTAGATTGAGTTCAACTTCCACATCACTTTTCAGGGATTCTAAGTCTTTGATAACGCTCTCATTATCTTCTAACATTTGCTCCCGTGTTGTTTTCAGGTTGCGGATGCTGTTTTCAAGATTTTCAATTTGTTGGTCAATACTCACCAATCCTTGACGAACAACCTGTCCATTTTGGACGATGCCGTTTTGAAGTTGCTGCTTGATAATAACAATGTTGTCCTCAATCACAGCAGGAGTCAGCCCCTGAACGATATTCTCGCGCTCGGTTTTGTCGTCCAGCCCAATAGTTTGCTTCAGTTCAACAGTAAATTTTCCGTCTGAGCCGAGTATAGGGCGCAGGCTCACTTGGTTTGCTTTTCGCAATTTTCGGTATGCAATAATTTCCATGACTTTTGTGTAAAAATTAAACAAGATTGATTAGTCCAAGATTTTTGAGAGCTGTCTGTGTTGATGCTAAGTCTCCTGTTAACACGTTTGGTTTGTTTATGCCTAAAGACCCAAAAAAACCTAGTGTGTTTGTTGCTGTGCCTATTCTTATAGCCGTAGCGTTAAGCGAAGGGTCGTGTCCAATATGAATATATGAACTAGAACCAATTGAAACGGGTGCATTACCAGCAAGTATAGAAACTGTTGTGTTTGTTACCGTAACTTGATTGTTCGTTACGCCTGAATTGATTCGCATCCGTGCAAAACTGTTGGGGTTGTTTTGGATGTCGCTGGTCGGCTGCCAAGTTGTGCCGTTCCAAAACAACAAGTCTGCAAAAGTAGCAGAAACGGGGAGCGTTGGCAGTGTAAAACCCCGTGTGGTTACGCCAGTTGTAATGCCTTTGCTAGTGATGTATTCTTGCAATGTTAGTGTCCGAGTTACAGCATCCCAGCTATTGGTAAGCATCTGTGTAATGCCTCCTGTGTCAAGTGTCAACAGTGAACCGCCGATAGTTGCATTGAGGAAAGGGCTATTGCTCACTACACTTGTTACACCGCCCGATCCAGCCGTAGCGTCAAATCGAAAAACTCCACCGCCCAGCGCCACAATGTTCGTGTTTGTGCCGCTTTGGAGGGTGATTGCGCCTGTGGTGCTGTTTATTGCCGTTACACCCGCAACGCCGACGCTCGGCGTTACCCATTGCCCCAAACCATTGAGGTATTGCGTACCATTCATTGACAAAAGCGGCATTGCACCTGCATTCGCACCCGAAGCCATTGCAAGCGAAACCGAATTGCTTGTTACGCTTAATCCATTACCGGAGAAGCCAATAAGTGAACCACCGCCTGAGCCACCAAGAATGGTAATGATGTTGCCACTCACCGAAACACCAGCGCCCGAAAAAATGATGTTGCTGTAATTACCAACACCGTTCAGCGAAATGCCTGTGATGCCGCCACCGGAGCCGCCCGGGATGTGAATATCCACGATTCCGGCATTGTTTGTCGCTGTTACCCCCGCACCTGTAAAATTCAGGATTGACGTGAGCGAGTTTACAATCATGCTGTTTTGACGCACTTCAATGCTGTTTGAGCCGCCACCCAATGTTGAGTTAATAACAATATGCGAACCCATGTCGGTTACAGTTGTCCCGCCTGTACCCAGCAAGCCTTTCAGTGTATGTGAAGTAGAAAATCCCGGTATGCTGACAATACCCGCACCAAGCGCACCGTTGCCGATAGTGTGACCGCTCGTACCACCACCTCCGGTAACATCTAAGCGAAAGTTTCCTCCACCCAAATTGACAACCGTAGAATTTGTGCCATTTACCCAATTTATCGCGCCCGTAGCGCCATTGAACGAAGTAACCGCCGATGCTCCAAGTATGCCCCAAAAACCATCGCCGCGCAAGAAATGAGCAGAACTACCCGAAAACGCAGGCATTGCACCCGGGCTACTTGTTGTTGCAAGCGACAGTGATACTTGATTAGAACTAACGGTAAGCCCATTTCCGGTTGTACCAATTAAGCCGCCGCCACTGCTTGCGGTAGCTCCGATTTGCAAGTACGTTCCGAAATCTGTTATGGTGATGCCGCTTCCTTGAACAAGACTTTTGATGTTGTGCGAGGTTGAAAACCCGGGAGTAGCGACTAAACCGTTTGTTCCAAGAGTATTGAACAGCGATACACCTGCGCTGCCGCTTGAGACATTCAGCGTTGCTACTCCGCCCGAAACACTTGCGGTTATGTTTGTTCCCGTGATTATTTGCGAGGCACTTTGACCATTAACTGAAATTGCACCAGCACTGACATTGATTGTTGCGCGGTTTCCGACAACGCTTGTCGTTGCGCTTCCTTGCACGTTTACCTCCGAAACACGACCTAAAAACGTGTTGTTTCCGAACACAGCTACAGGATTTCCCGGCGCATACTCACCCAAAGTATTACTCCAAATGATGCTTGCTCCGTCCTGCGCCCCTTGTTGAAGGAGGTTGCGGGGACCGAACTTCTGGATGAATTCGAGAGGTATGCGTTTGAGAGCGCCCATAAACCTACGGTTTCAAAATTATGGAATAAATTGCGGGATAATTGCCAAATGAAACTGTTGCACTAACAGCCATGCGAAAAATTTTCCGCGCTGCGCGGTTAGCAACTGGAATGACATAGTTTTTAGTTTCGTCATTTGTACCTGCCCATGTTTCATTTATACGCGTAAAAACAGTGCTGTATCCTGTACCCGCAGCATTGTGCGTATCGGCAAGCAGGAAACTAAAATCTGTTGGCTGATAACCTAAGGGAAATGGGATTATATCTACGGAGCCTATTGTTATTGCATCGGAAAACTCTATTTCAATCCATTCGTTGATTCCCGTGACACCCGTTGCGTACCAGTACGAAATGCTTGGAAATACGTTTATGGGGTTATCAAAGGCTGTCCAACCATTAGTGTTCCAGTCTTTTGAGGCTCGCACGGTGTAGCTCACACCATTTGCAAGCGTCCCTGTAAACCCTGTAGCCAAGCGGTTTGGAGCGTTTGGAAAAGGAAGTATTACCCCATGCTTAAACCCTGCCAACGATGCTGTACCTGAAGGATTTGTTACCGAAACACTGCCGCTTGCTCCTGTACCAACTATTGCCGTTATCTGCGTTATTGAATCAATCGTAAAGGATTGCGCATTAACGTCGCCAAATTGTACTTGTGTCACTGCACTAAGGTTTGTTCCGGTAATAACAACTGCTGCACCTTGCGCCGCCAAAGTCGGGAAGAACCCGGTAATTGTAGGAACGGTTTCTATGTACGTGAACCCATTCCGTGAGCCTGTACCGTATAAGTTCTCTACCGTTACAGCGCCATTTGCACCACCACCTACTGTTGCCGTTATTTGCGTTGGGGAGTTTACAACAAAAGATTGCGCATTTACACCTCCGAAACGAACGGCGGTAATACCCACAAAGTTTGTTCCCGTAATGACTACGGTATTTCCTGCCTGCTGCGATGTCGGTGTGAAGCTGCTTATAGTCGGCACAGGAGCAACGAAATTAAACCCGTTCACCGTTGCATCACCTGTTACCGTTCGGACATACACCGTATTTCCGCTAAAGTTCTGCGCGGGAATGACGACACGCAATTCGGTAGAACTGATATAGGTTGCTGTAACGGTCTGTCCGGCAAGCTGAACCAGAGCATTTGCGGTGAAACCTGTTCCTGTAATTATCAGCGTATCACCAACACTGACACTGTTCGGAGAAATTGCGGTAATTGTGGGCGGAGCAATATTATCATCGGTTGCATAGACAAATGTTACTTCCAATCCCGCATACAACGTATATTCTGCACCGGGCGTAATGGTAACAACACCTGTTGAGGCATTGACCGTAAACCCGCCTTGCTCAACACGCGGACAGAGCCATCCGTCGCCAATAATCATCATCACATCCCGCGTTGAAAACTTCGGTCGAAAGGATAGCGGGGGAATGATGTTCGGTGTAGCAATGGTAAGCACTTCGGCAAAATACTGTTGCCCATTCGTACCTGTAAAAGTTCCGAGCGGCTTTGCCGCGTACCCTTGTGCTGTAAGCGTCAGAACATCACCAAGATCGCCTGGGTAAATTTCTTCCAAGTGTCGGGGTAGGGCAAATTCACTGCCGTCCGGCTCTTTTTGGGTGGTATTGAACAATGTTCCCATGTGTTCTGTTCTTATACCTGAATCAATAGCGTTTTTGTTGTGCCTTCCAGCACCCCACGCGCAAGACTAAATGCAGACTTTGGGCTACCGTCAGGCATTTGTATAACAATTTCCGTTTCAGAGCGGGTACCTAAGCGGTGAAAAGGGAGGCGTACTGTTCCACGAGTGCCAAGAATAATTGTGTTGTCTGCGATTGCGAGTATTTCCGCGTCGGCATCATCTCCATTGCCAACTTGTACCCGAATCGGCGTGAATGTAGGGGTTTCATTCACTGTGGAAAGATGCTTCTTTGCGAAATCAAGTATCATTTCGAGTTTCATTGCGCTGTAAAATGAGATTGTAATACTGTTGGTTTTCGACCTTTATATCGGCAACGTCGTACCAAGTACGATTATCAAGAAGGTGCAGCGTGGTAGAGCGTTCAACAAGGTGGAGCGATTCGATAAACTCTTCGACGGTTCGGTATTTGCCCGTGTCAAACTCAAAGACAATGCGGGAAACAACACCGTCAGGCGGGGTACGGAGTCTGATACCCCGCTTGACACGGTGCAATTCCGCAACCAGCACACGACGCTTGGTCGTGTGCGGTTCGGTACGGAAAATCATCAAGAGTTCTTCGACGGTCATAATAGATTTTTTCTATTAAGGATTATACCGATTAGGTCCACTTGGCCGCCAATCTTCATCATCTACAGGAGGATTGCTGGTGGGCGAATTAAAAGTAAGTACAAGGTCTGTATAACCTCCTTCGTCACTTAAGCGAACTCTCACATTTTTATTGCTTGTATTCCAAAAACTATTGGTATTTCGTGCAACGGTAATAGTATTCACGGTAGTTTCATTGTCAGGGTCTTGATTAACAAAAATCATCATTCCCGGCCACTGAAAATTTCCATTGATGCTGAAAAATGTATTATTAGAACCATCAGTAGTACTTGGGTCATCATCATTCCCAAATTTTAGATATACTTGACCATCATTTCTACCAGATGGAATGCCAGTATACAAAGGGACATTTATCGGCGATCCATCTGCCGGAAGCGCGATGTTAGTGCTTGAAGTTGTTAGTGTTAAGTTATCCATAATAAAAACAGAATTAAGTTGAGAAAATTGAGTAAATAATTAAAGTGAATTCAAGTAGCTCAGAGTTACGTTAGCGGAGTAAAAAACGGCAAATCAAAAAGCGTCTCATTACCTTCTAACACCGGATGCTGCTCAGGAAAGACAGTCGTTACTTGCTTGTAAACGCTCTGGTGCAATTTGCGTGGTGTCATGCTTGCACCTTTTTTCCAAGCCTCAAGCATTGCCCACGTTAAGGCACCATGACCAGCTTTTGCATATTCGTAGCTTACCTGATGCCCTTCGCAGCCTCCAATCATAAATGCTCGATTAGATTCTTTGAACGTCTCACGCACAGAGCGATAATGCCGCGTGTCGCGGTATACCGCTTCGGCAGGAGCAGGGAGATAGCGTGCGTGGGAAGGTGGTGTAATGATGCCGCTCAGAGTTCTTGTCATACCGCCTGTATGGCAGCAGTCCATAGGAATCAGTGCAGTGGTAACGTACTTTTGCGAAAGTTGTGTAAGAATCTCGCAGATAAAGTCATCGCTGACGTTATACTTCTCAAAATCCTTGTGAATATCAATCGGACAGAGGATTTCCATTTTTCCGTCAATCTCATCCAGACAAGGCAAGTTAGAAGCGTGACCGCTATACTGAATAGCAACGTAGTCGTAAGGATTTGCACGTTTCACAAGGTCTTGCAGGGCTTTTTTCATATTCTGCGTGTCGCAATCACCGTCATACATAGCGACCATATTGCGCGGCAATACGCCCCATTGTTCGTAGAGTGGTATGATTGCTTTCACGTCATTAACGCACAATTTCAGGGGAGAGCGCTGGTAAGCATTCAGCCCGAAATGAAGTGTGTGCAGCCGCTTGGGGTCAATGGGGATTTTGTACCCCTTGCGGCGAAAGATGAAGATGCTCATGCTGCCAAACCCTCGACCGCGAATTGTGGGAAAATCTCGGTGTAAGCGATATTGCCAAGTTTTGCATACACTTCATCATCCATTTCAGAACGAGTGTTGCAAAACGGCTCCAAAGCGCGGAATTTGTCGGAAGCAATAAGTGGTGCTTTCATACCAAACAAACCGCCGATAACGGGCATTAGTTCACTTGCAACGTGCTTACCCAAAGCGACGGCATCGTCCCAATCCAATTCCCGTACCTCGTTCCACATTTCGCGCCAGCGCTGAATTGCGCTCCAACCGTTTTGCAGAAGGTCAAAAACTGAGCCGCCAGAAGATGGATTAGTTGCCAATTTCACTCCTCCGGCAATCGCACTAATACCCAACTTCAACGCTTCTACACCATAAACGCCGCCACGTGTAGCAAACTCGCTACTTCCGCCAACACTGATTTTTACAACATCTTCAAAAACGACTTCCTCGCCGTTTTTACGGGAGATGGTTACTGTTGCTTTGGACATGGTTTTTCCTTGATTGAATGAGAAAAATGAGTTTCAAAATGCCAATAATGCACACGCCTACAAGAGCTATACCGCCCAATACCGCAAGAACAGGCGTTGCCAAGTTCTGCAAGCGTGTTTGCCATGATTCTGAGCGCCCTTCAAGCGCTTGTATTGTTGAATCTTGCTGCCTTCGGAACTCCTGAAATGCCACTTGTACAAGTTTCTGTACGTGCTGTTGTGCTGGTTCACCAAGCACGGTATCACGCGCTTTGGCGAGAAACCGCAGGAGTTCAGGATTGGTGAGTTCGTTGCGTGTGAGTCTTAAAGAACGTTCTACGGTGCGGTCTGCGCCCGCATAAAAGTGGTTAATGCTACTGTCTATGCGGTCTGCCGAAAGATGAACGGCGCTCACGGTTTTTCTTGCCAGCGTGTCGGATATAGAACGTACCGATGCCTCTACGCTTGGTCTGAGACTGTTTTGCAGGTATGTGTGCAGGTTCTGTGTTGCCGTTGTTGTAATTTCCTCCGTGAGTTGATGAGTACCGTACCGGAGGCGGGTGGAATCCCGGAAGACCGCGTTCAACGAACCTTCTACCATGCTCGAAGCTATCGGAGTGCAGCTCTCTAATCCAAACCCGCACCAAACCACGAAAAACATAAAAGACAAGAGGAATAAGTATTCCCGGTAGAAGCTGTAAGAAAAAATCCTGCGCACTCACTTCGCGCTCCCTTCGCTCTTGAGCAAAAAACCAATTTTTCGTACATCACCGTCCGTGCGTTCATGCGGTGCAAAGCCAAGTATGGTGCTGATAAGCGGCGCAATATCTACATTTCTGAGTGTACCGCAGGAATAACCTTCTTTGAATGCCGGACCAACACCGAGAAAAATACCGTGCATATCCGTCCAATCCGCATCCCAACCGTGTTTGCCAAGATTTGGAAATCGGGTAAACAGCCCTGCATATAAGCCGTCATCAAGTAACCAAGCGGGTTCAGCTATTGCTACAAGTGGAAGCACAAACCCGTGCCGGAGCGAACCATACCAGCCCGGCAGATGCTCTTTGCGATAGACTTGAAAATGGTGCTGCCGAGCGCGGAGCATCTCAAAAAGGTACGTGTTTCCTGCTTCCGTGCGCTCTACGCTTTCAAACTGCATGATTTCACCATTACCAAACGAGCGGTGCTGCACGTCGGCAAGGAGCGATTTCATATTCAGCGTCTTTGCCGGAGAAACATCGGTCATGCCATGGTCAGAGCAAATGATAAGATTGATGTCACCGGAAATGCCCTGTAAACCACTCCACAGGCGCTGTACAAGACTGTCTGCTTTGCGAATGGCGCTGTTGGTGCGTTCAGAATGTACACCTGTTTCATGCCCGGCAGCATCAACAATTTCGATGTACGCACAAACAAAACGAGGTCGCTGTTCTTCAGGAAGGCGTAACCACGCAAGGATAGTATCTATGCGGTCATTGAGTGGTAGTGCATGGGAAAAAGGAACGACGTAATCGGGTTGCCGTGAAATGTCGTTGATGTCGCTTGCCGGGTAAGAGTGTGAGGCAGTGCGTACACCGTGCTTTCGTGCGGTTTCCCAAAGTGCTTCGCCTTGGTACCATTCCGATTGACGTTTCAAACTATCCTTATTTACCCTGAACCACGCACCCGTAGCGGGATTGACAAAACCATTGCTTAAAATGCCGTGATGCTGCGGGTATTGTCCTGTGATGATTGCATAATGATTCGGAAAAGTCAGGCTTGGAAAGACAGGGCGCAACGACAACGCAGAAACACCTTGCGCTGCAATACTGTCCAGTGTCGGAGTAAGTCCACGATGCCGATAATCCCAACGAAAACCGTCGAATGAAATTAACACCACTGTCTGCGGTCGTGGAGGAATTCCAAGAGGAGTGTTTGTGCCTAATGGTTGCGCCGATTCGGTTATACCGACTAGACCTAAACCACGAACGGGCGCTGGTGCAATACCAAGCCTGGCTGACATCTCGTCAGCTGCTTTTTCGCGTTCGGCTTGTGTGCTGAAGCGGACAGGAGCGCAAGATGTGATAAGAACAAAAAGGGTGAAGAGTAAGAATCTCATTTTTTCCTCCGTTTTGGTCGTACTAACTGAATTTCTGTAGGAAGCAGCCATGTTTTGAGTAATGACCGCAAAGAATCTATTTGGTGTTGTTGGTAATAATATGCTTGGGCATGGTCTTTGAGTGAGGTAAAAATTATGGCGTTTACGTCAGTTTGCCTATCTATGCGAGAGTTTGTGCGGCGCACAAAGTCTGAATCGCAAGGACACGAGGAAACACGCACAATGACAACTGTATCGCGCTCTTGTCCTTGTAGGGTAGAAAAAAGTACCATTGACACAACTACGATTGCGAGTACCCAAATCAGAAACCAGTATGCAGTGTGTTTTTTCATACAAGCGTGAGATTACAATGTTGAACAAGCCTTGCCCATGGAAAACCCGGATGTACGTCGCTTTTATCGGCTCGCAAATGAGTGTGCGAAACTACTCCTTTGAAAGCCTTCCATGTCCGTAAGTAGTCCGTGTGCTGTTTTGGCGTTTGGCGGGGAATTGTCGGAAATTGTGCAAGCAGCATTTCGACTAACGCCATGAGTGATTGCAACTGCAGTTCGTCGTAAGCATCGAACCAGCGAAAACCGCGATAAAGAATGCCATTGTCATAGACATTTGCCCTGCGTACCTCATTGCCACGCCGAGCATTGAACTTAAAAAGTGTCCCTTGCTTTTCAATTAGCGCACCTTCGCTGCAAAGTTCAATACCGATGCTGGCTTTGTTATCCGCATCATTGCTGCCAGTGCCGATGTGATATGCCCAAAACTTAGGGTTGAAACATTGATACACTGTGCCGTCCCGTTCAATCATGTACGCAGTTGCAACACGCGGACGGTCAGAACGCCAAAAATCGTACGTAGATTTTGCCGTTCCACCTACGGTATGATGCAGTACCAACCTTGTTTTTACCGTAGATTCCGCGATATACTGCGAAGGTGGAAGAGCAAGAGTTTTTGTGTCAATGATCATGGTTTATCACCGAAAATTTGATAATTACGTTTGCTGGTTAATCGCTAAAATCTCTCCGTACTTCGGGTTCTGCTTGAACTATACGCTTCATTACCGCCATAAAATCTCGTTCTGTCTGTTCAAATTTTTTGCGGAGTTCTTCAATTTCGGCTTTGAGCAAAGCATTTTCGGCAAGAACTTTCTGAATATCAGCGCTATTGAGTTCTTCAAATTTTGCCTTGATTTCTATATACTCTTTCCGAACTTTGTCAATGTCAATATTTGCCTGTTTTAACTGCTTGTCAAGCCACTCGTTATGTTCTTTCAAATGCTTGACAATATCGCCTGCCGCTTCGGTAATTTTCTTTGCTGTCAGTTCGTTGCCTTCTTTTGCCTCCAAATTCGCTTTCATCGCTTTATGCTGCCTTCGTAACAGACTAAATCCTCCAAGCAAGCCCGCGCCAATAGTTGTTCCTACGACACCCCATATCTTTTCATCCATACAAACGCTCCTTAATGGCAATGGTTGAAATCGGTATTTCTTCGTACAATTCTGCTCTGTTTTTGGCTCCGAGCTCATTATATGCTGCCAATGCCAAACCTGCCGAGACCACGATATTAACGCCAATGTGGTGAATCCAAACGGCTTCATCCGATGTCAGCGCTCCGAAGGCGTGTGCCTGTACATCAATTGAAAATACCCAGAGCCATGCAACAGACGTGACAACCTCGACCGCGTAGCGCACTTTCAATTCTTGAGCTGTGCGTTCTTGTGGGTCACTGCCAATGATCATGTAGTACACCCCTGAAATGACGCTGCCAGCTGCCGCTATGAAGTAGATAATCCGATAAAGGCTCATGTTGCCGACTTTTTGTGCTAAGGCAAACTGCTCCGGCGCTGCAATAAAGACCATTGCTGCACCTAACATAAAGCGCACAGAAGCCCACGAATTTCGCACACAAACAGTGTAGATGCGGAAACTGAGCATTGTGAGAATATGTCGGAGAAGTTGGTTCATTGCTATCCTCAATAAAGGTTATACATCGCATTGACCTCTTTTTTATGTTTTTCCTTAAAGGTGATGTAAAGCCTTGCATTGCGCCTCGGACGGGTGATTAAGCTATGTAGTAGTTTACCAAGACAAATTCTTGGTTGAGCGGTGGAGCGCTAACAAACTGAATATGTGCATAAGGCTGGTTTATATTCGGGTCTTCAAAGTACACGCGAATAAAATTCAATTCGCTATCCATTACTTTTTCATAATATGTTTCGTAAGCATTCGCACCTAATACAACTTTGCGAAATACCTGAATCATTGAACCATAACCATGTGCAAGGTTTCCGTTTAGAGTATTCGGGTAAAAATCAGTTTGGGTTCCATTGCCGACAAAAGTGCTTATCCATGTTGAATTCAGTGCATACCCGCTTAATACACCGTTTACTTGATTTACAATCTGAGGTGTGGCTTGAGAAGAAAAGTAATCTCGTAAACGCTCAGGAGTAACAATCAAGACGGCATTGCTATTTGCGACTTCAGTTGTAGTAGCCGCACGAGCAACACCGGAAACGGTATAAGTAGCCGCTTGAGCGCCACTCACATTTTGCAGCGCTGTTTTGATAAGATTGATTTCATCACGCACACGCACAAAGGCAGCGCTGATGTTTGCTATAAGTCCCATTGGTTACTCCATTACAACGTTTTTGCGGCATCCACTTGCCAATCCCAAACCGTGCCATCGAAATAGCCGACAAGACGGCGGCGTTGGTTGGTATTAACCGTAATTGAATAAGTATTGCTTTTGTGTCCTTGCCCTGTGGGAGGCAGATTGAAGGTTTTGTTTCCTGCGGTACTGTTTCTCAGAATGATGATATGACTATCGCCGACAACCGGATTTTGAAAGTGCGATGCTTGCGCATTGATAGGTGTGGAAGTCATATCATAGTTCACATACAAGCCTGCCGCAAAGTTGATAGGAAGCGTTGAAGCAAGCTGTACGGTACGCCGAACATACCGTGGCAAATGTGCATCAGGTACGACAGCATTGGAATTAAGAGGGGCAATTCCACCGATTGCCCCAATGCGTAGTCGCCACGTGTTAAATTCACCTTGTATGCGCTGAATAACCGATGTAATACCTTGTTCAAGTGTAAAAGAAAGAGGTCGAGCAAGATTGCGCTGTGGTTCAGTCCACCATGTAACAATGCGTTCTAAAACACCGCGCTTCTTCATCTCAACCTCTTTAGAACAAAGGGTACAACAACAGATTACGGCAACAAGCCATTTTCAAAATCAGCGACAAAATTGTGGTTGATGTCGCCGATTTCAGTTTTAGTGTAGTACAGCGTGTCCGATTCGGTTTTAGAATAGACATCGGTAATGTTTGCTTTTACTGCAAGCTGCCCGAGTACCGTAGCGGAAAAATTTGCATCTCCACCAAGTGCATCTGCAAGCTCTTTCAAGGTGTCAAGCACTGCCGGAGCGGTATCAATCACCTTACCAATCTCCGTCAGTACAAATGCCTGCGTAGCGTAGGAACCGCCAACAATCGCGGTGATTTGGTCTTCCAACTTTTTCAGCGTATCGCCGGCAGTAGAAGCACCGCCGCGAATTGCTGTGATGGCATCCGCAACTGCGGTGGTAATCTCATTGGCAATGTTGGCGTAGGTCTTTCCGGTTGCACCGTCGTCAAGGCGGCGCGATTTTTCGACTGCTTTTGTACCGTCAAAAAGGGCGTTAAATTCATCGCGGATGCGTTGTGCAAGGGCGATAATGGCTGCTATAAGTGTTGTCATGGCAATAATCCGTTAGTAAAATGTGAAACATAATTTGTTACGTGGTTTTGAATATCATCGGTTGTATCAGCTGTGCCGTTTCGGTTATAGTCAATACTGTTCAAACGCAAAGTCAATTGCTGAACTTGCGCATCAAGAAGCGGATTTCCACTTCCTGAGCCATGTCCGGCGTTTGTAACAGGGGATTGTCCGGCAGCAGGAGGAACGTATGGAGTAAAAGGAGACGGCGAATACAGAACAGCGTTACCTGTGGCAATGATAGCATCGGCTACATCGTCCTGAAATTGAACGACAGCGTTGGTTTTATAGGGGAGTTTCTTATCATTGAGAAAACGCACCGTTTTCATAGCCTATACCTGAATCTCGTTAAGGGTACTCAAATACATTTTGCGGTATGCTGCGTTGGTTTCAAGTAAATCGGCATGGCTCTGAAGGGCATTGGCAACGCTGGAGTGATGCTTTGAGATTTCACGTCCGATACGAGCTGTGTTTTCAATACCTTTTTCTTTGAGCAAGGCAATGAAAATGTACCGTGCGTGGGTAGTTTCCTCAATTTTTTCGGAAGAGCGTATGCGGTCTGCGGTTATGCCTGTATGCTTCTGAACGGCAGCATAGATAGGTTCTGTCAGACTGCAATGTATCGCGTTTTGTGTTGTCATAATCCGCAATCTCCTAGCATTTACCTAGCAGGTTAGTAGCATAGTTTCCGCAATTTAAGCGACACTTTTCGCACCACGAGTGTTTGTGCGCTTTGACTTATGTTCTTTGCACGAAATCGCAGAGCAAGAATGTCTCCTACTTCTGCAAGAATCGTCCCTTTCAAACGATACTTCCATCCGTCTGCAAGCCGCATAGCTATTGCGCTGACAAGCGTTGTGTCGCTGACTATCGTATTTGCAACATTACTATCTCGTACTGTGAGTGCCACGATGCGATTGTCCAGCGAAGCATTGAGCGGTGTTTCAACGATAATTTCCACATCATAGCCGCTTGTTTCCTGTACAGTCCACGCAAACGGTGATGTGCTGCTCACACCGCTATTGGCAACAAGTGCAGTTCCGATGCCGAGTGTGCAGTGTTTGTACTCATTCGCTGTGAGCGAAAATGATTGCTGCATTGTTTGCTCATAGTGCAGAACCACAGGCGGACACGCCGCAAGCGGGGCTATCTTTACCCATTCGGTAGGGTTTACCGTAAGTGTAATATCGTTGCCAACGGCAGCAAACGTGTAGAGTATTGCACCGTCTGTACTCAGCGCCCAAAGGCTGTCTTGGTGCTGACCGCCTTCCTGCACAAACACTTGCATCCCGCTTGTAAGCAAGTCTCGTGAGCGCGTCCACTCTTCAGCACCGGAATACAACCAAATACCATTTTCCGCCACAGCACCCGGTTTTGCAACAAGAATGCGGTCGCCGTCCGAAGGAGTTTGTCCGTCTATCTCAGTTGTGGTTTCGTCAAGAGCAGCATTTGTATCGGTAAGAACAAATCGGCAGGGTTTGACGGGTGTGTAGTCTTTACGAACAAAAGAATTGCTGGAATATCCGTAGGAGACAATCGTATCATTTGCGACAAGCCAGATGCTATCTTCATTATACCAGCCTTCACGTATAGCAATGATTGTCGAAGGTAGGAGCGCAACGCCTTCGTTTAATATCCAATCGCCCGGCAACATAATCCAGATGCCGTTTTCTTTTGGGTCATTTTGTGCGGTGGTGAGTATCGTATCTCCGCCACGTGTTTTGATACCATCCACAATCGGCAGCCCGTTCAAATCTATGTGTTGCGTAGCGACAAGCCGCACCGTCAAATTGTACCCTTGAATCATTGTAGAGGCTGCAATCGTGCCTCCTTTGGTTTTCAAAGGAAAATTGACGTGGTGCCGAAGAATACTGAGGCTTTGGGTGGTTGTGCGCATGATGCTCCTCTATTGTTCAAAGAGGAGAATATTCACCGTGTTCGTATCTTCGATGAAATCCGAATCAACCGACGTTAAGATGCCTTCCAGCGGAATGTGTGTGAGGTATGACCGCAAACGCTCTACAATATACTTCTCCCCAACCCGCGACATATCCACGAGATTATAGGTGTAGGTTACGGGGTTGCCTTCTTCGATGAACGTGCGCTCTAATTGGTCATTCGCAAGTTTTGCAGTAAGAAGAAAATTACGTTTGGCGATGAGTTGCGTAGTAACGATAGTTTCTGCCATGCCAGAGAAAAACCACTGATAACGCGGTATGCCGTATTCGTCCGGTGAACTGCCGTAATACCAAATTTCGTTGATACCTGAACCATGCGTAATAACAATTTCTTGTGCGTTCATTGCGTCAGGGTCTATCTGAAACCCTGTCGCCGTCATTATGTACACGTAAGCAGGGTTAAGGTCGCCGTCAGCAACAAACAGCACACTATCTCCAATGTTTATGATTTCTCCGTCAATGACCACCCCTGGCATCCCAACTAGCAATGCGGCACGAAGTGAAACTTTGACAGGGTATTTTCCTGCGGCGGTTGATGAAACGGTATTATTCGAGGCAGTAAATTTCTTCATAATCAATGAAGAAACCGATAAGCCAAGACAAGATGAGGATTGTAGCAAAAGTGCCGCATCACGAAGCGCACGGCGCGTGTTTTCAAAGTTGTTAGGTGTATAAAGCGGTAGATTGAAGGCTGGATCGCGCTTAGAGACAAATTCAGCATCTAAACCGACAACATCATTAACGCGAAAGCAGCACAGATGCTTCATAAACGACGGTTGTGCAAAGTAGTAGAGACCTGTTCGATTGTAGCCTTTCCAAAAGACTAGAGCAACATCGTTGTTTACAAAATCGTCAAAGGTTTCTGCTTTGGCGCGGTCGCTCATGTCGCCTTTGCCTACCATCGGCATATTATTCAAGACTAGCTCCGCAGACCAATTTTCATCGTTTTCACTGCCCTCAAGTTCTATGCGGTGTTGGGTACGGTCGTCCGAGTCTTCCTCCATGTATTTCGTGGTAATTTCCGATGCAGCAACAATCTCTGCACCTTCGGTAATCTTAGGCGGCTCATTTTTGTAGTGGCGTGTTACTATCGTACTGACACCGCCAATGCTGGGCGGAACGCTGGTTTTGGTAATAAGAAGGCTTTTCCCGTGAGGATAAAATACCGCAATCATATCATCACCGTAACCATGCACAACGGTCGCTTTTCGCCCCAAACCGTTTACAAAGCGCGTTAGCACCGTCCACGCATCGCCTTTCTCAAGAAAACCGCCCTCCATTTCAGTCATCATGCCGGAAGTCGCAGTTTGACGCTGCGGAGTCGAACCGCCAAAGCCTATGTATTCGTAACCCACAAAATAGAGTGATTCGACAGGCAAACGTTTCCATGTAGCACCAATGTTGATTTGTGCGAAGAGGTCATCGTAGGTAAGGGGTACATTTTGCGCGGTAAACTGCGTTCCATCGTATTGTTGTTGGAAGAAATCTACTCCAGCAAAAACAGTGTTATCAGCGTAAAACTTTGCTTCAGTATTTCTCATAAAGGCTCTGTATATGCGCTGTGCATGGGTGAACATCGCTTGCTGAAAACCGACATACGGTATCATTTCAAGGGAACTATTGTTGTACTTCCCAATTTGTGCCTGTGCTACAACACCGCCCATACTGGAATATGCAAATTCGTAGATTCGTTGTGTCAAGCGTGGCGCAAGTTGTGGGTTCGCTGCTGCCAGAACGTCATACTCGCGCACAACATCATCCATACGAGTAGATTCCAGTACAACACGAAAGATGTGCGACAAATTGATTTGAAAGGGTAGATTGGTGCGGTTAAAAGTGTATTCGTTCTTTGGGTCGCGGCGCATAACTCCGCGAAAGATGATTTTATCGGAAGCGTCGTAAAGCGTAAAAAGCGGCGTGAGTTCTACTGGTTGCCCGTCGCCTTTGAAAAGGTCTGTTGAAGCCACAATCGGATTGATAAGGTAATCGCGGAGGTCGCGCAAATCATTATCCAAATCATCGAACTTATCCAAATCCACCTCCAGCCGAAGCGTCGGTATAAGCGGGAAACCAATCGGCAAACCTTCGTACTTGTTGCTGCCGGAGAGGACAGGGCGAAACGGCGTACCAACAACCGAAATAGCATCTGCCGGAGCCTGCACGTGTAGCACCTTTACCTGCGGCAGCGTAGGCATGGGAACGGTGTCGGGCGGCATAATAGTCAAACGAAAATTTTTGCCGCGCTTGTTGCGAAATCGCACTTCGTAGAGGGTGTCGCGTGGCATTTCTTACTGCTCCAAATTTCGTTTTGCAAGGGTCAGCGTACACTCAAGGATGCCGCCACCTTTGTTTTTGGAATGGTCTCGTTTTGCTACAAGCATCGGCTGAAGAAACATATCGTTGAAATATCCTTGACCATTTTTTGCATAGCGGGGCAAGGTGCAATCAGTAATCCATGTATATTTGCGCCGAAGCAGCTTCAATAAGTCCGCAAAATCTTTCCCGTCTTGAGGGCGTAAAGGATTGCTACGGTCAGTCAAAAAGCGTTTGTCGGGCAATACCAAAAAGTGCCAAAACTCAATGTCAATCGTCATCCGTGCAAGGTGTGGCGGGTCTTCGTATCCGTCAAGGCGTTCGTCTGCGTCGGCGGCTTGTTCTTCGTCGGTTTCAAGCCCCAAAATTCTGAGGCGTTGTGTAACAATGTTGCCCGTACCGTCTGCTTTGTCCGCAGCTTTGAATTCTACTTCCCATGGTGACATGGTAAACTCCTAGTATCTTGCTTGTTCTGCGCGTTTGACTTTTTGGGATTTATGGTGCAAGGCAATCACTACATCTTCACCGTCCATTCTTGCCTCACCGGAAACGCTTATGTCCAAATGATGCTCAAACTCACGACGGAGCAACCGTAGTTCATTGAGCATTTCCGCTTGCTGCTGCTCTTGACGAAAGGCTTGCTGCCCAAGTTGGAGCGAGAAAGCACGGTATTCCGTGATTGCAGGTGTCAGCGGTGCTGCAAACTGCCGTTGAAAGCGTTCATCCACAATTCCGGTACTCTGCACAGCCTTTGCCGTGTCTGCAAGAGAGCGCTCTAGGTTAAGCAACATAGCGGCTGTCGAAATCTGTATCCTTTGTTGCAGTGCTTCGTGGGTAAGGTGGTGAATCTGGGCATTGACCGACGCAAGGACTTCCGCATGAATCGTGGGTTTGTAGGTGCTGAGATAATTTTGCTCAAAGAATGATTGTGCAGATTTGCCGTCGTGCAGATGTTTGAACAGACCACGATTTTTTGACGAAACCTCCGGTGCAAACACATCTTCGCCCGGATGTAGTCGTACCAAATACGGGTCAGTTGTTGCACCGGGAATACGGATTGCTCCCTCACCTTGAAAGTTATGCACCCCTTCACGGAAGCCGATAGCGCTTTTTGCCGCACCAAGCAAGCCCATAACCGTAGCGATAGCAGCGACGGCGGCTATTGGTCCGGCAACAGGTCCCAACATACCTATCGCCGTTGTGAATATCGCCGGGGTGTAGGCAAGAATGAGTTGTTGCACCGATTCAATAGCCATTGCGCCAATGGTCTTTGCAAAACTCTCTGCTGTCAGTTCACCTTTAGCCGCCATTTCACCCAGCTTCGCGCCAATAAGCGCAACAGACTCAATCGCAAACGACTTCAGCCCTTCAAAGTTCTGCTTTCCGGCTTCGGTCGCGCCGTTGAAAAGATTGGCAAGGTTGCCGTTAGCGTTTCTGGTAACTTCGGTAATGGCAGCCATGGCGCGTTGTATGCGGGCTTGCAGCGCTTCGGCAAGTCCGGCAAAACTGTCCTCCAAACCTTTTTTGAGGGAATCACCGAAGATGTCGCCAGAAGTACCAAGCTCTTTTTCAAGTTTGCGCTGCTCGGTAAGTAACTTTTCACGGTCTTTTTGCAATTCTTTGTACTGTGTGGCACTCGTTTGTTTGGTTTTACCGCGTTGTCGTTGCATATCAGCCTCAAGAGCGCTCATCTTGGCACTTATTTCGGCTTCTTGCTTTTTCACGCCTTCTAGCTCTTCTCTCGCGGTTTTTGTGCGTTCAGCATTTGCTTTTGCATTTCGCGCAAAAGCATCACCGATTTTTTTCGGAAGCAATTCGGCAAGCGTAAGAGCAGCATCGTAGAGAACATTTGTGCGCCGGGCGTACTCCTGCTCAATCTGAAACTTTGCCGCTTGAAATTTCTGCTCTGCCTGTAGGCGCAAAGCATCATTCGCTCCGGCAAACTCCAATTCTTTTGCGAAGGTGCGTTTAGCAGCAACAAGCCGCAAGGCAAACTCCCGCTCGGTGAGGTTTACTTTGGCTTGTGCAAGTGCTTCCTCGGTTTCCAGTTCAATCTGAATTTCCGCACTACGGCGTTTTGAACGCTCTGCGTCTATGCGCTGCTGCACTTCAGCCGTTTGCATGATGCGCTGCTTAATTGCGTCAAACTGTGCTTGCGCTTCCGAAATAGCGTTAGGGTCGCCAGCAATTTTGACCTTTTGAAATTCGATAGCTGCTTTGCGGTATTCCTCATTGACCTCCAAGATTTTATCAATGTCGCGCTTGGACTGCAATTCGAGAATTTTCAAGCGCACCTCACCTCGCGCTTTGATTGTCGCTTCATCCGCACCGCGCAAGATTTCTTCGCGGAGTTGCAGCGCTTTGATTTGCTGCTTTAGTTTGGTATCTTCGAGTTTGTCAATGTCGTTATACTCACGCTCGGCAAGCTCACCGACAAGAATACTCCTCTGTGCCGCTTGACTCTTGAGCATCTCCTGTTCTTCTTCTTGAAGCACTTTAATCAGTTCGTTTTGATTTTTCTGTTTTGCTTTGAATATCTTGATTTGTAAGTCGCTTCGCTCTGATGATGCTTTGATGTCGAACTCTTTCAACTTACGTTGCGTTTCGTTCATCCCCGCTAACTCCTGCTGTTGCTTGAGTTTTTCGATTCTCGCCTGTGCTTGCAATACAAGCCCTTTATCGCTCCCACCCTTGGCACCGCCACTACTACCATCTTCTTTGAAACGCTTGATTGCTTCTTTTTCAATAAGAGTAATTTGCTTGAGTGCCTCATAATACTGCTTCTGGCTCAATTTCCCCGCATCCAGTTCGTTCTTGAGACCAATTTCCAAAAGTTCACGCCGTCCTTTGAGCTGTTCGGGTGAAAGTGTAAAAGCAAGGCGCTTAAACTCGGCTACCTGAGCATCTACGGACTTTCGAGCGCTTTCGGTAAACTGCACGTTTGCGTCTTCAGTGTTCTTTTTTTGCTCCTCCAAACTCTTCTTCTGAATTGCTGTTGCTTCGTTCCAGCCTTTATCGTAGCTCTGAGAAATCTTTGTACCAGCGCCGGAGAAAGCATCAATCACGCCTTTGATGTTAAACTGTGAAAGCGCTTTGAAAGCATCGCCGATGACATCCTTAATCGTCTGAAAAGCAGCCGTAACACCGCCGATAGTACCTTTGATATTGGTAAGTGTCTGAAGAACAGTTTGAAGCGCCTGTTTGAAGAAACTTGTTTGCTGACCCGCGCCCTGTGCTGCTTGACCAAGTTGTTTCGTGGAGCCGCTTGCGGTGGTGGCTTCTCCGGTGAAGATGCGAATAATCCCGGCAACAATCTCAAACGGTGTTTTCAGAAACTCCCAAATGAAACTGCCCACTTGGCGAATGATACCGAGAAACTCTACCCACACAGGTTTCATCTGATTAAAAGCGTCTATTGCGCCATTGATGAAGCCGTCTATGGCTTTTTTGATGTCGTCAAAATTGTCGTACATCGCCACCGCAATCACCGCAAGCGCTGCAAAAGCAGCTATGGCAATGCCGACAGGTCCCGTGATGGCTGTCCACATCGCACTTGCTTGCGCCGTAACAACCGCAAAACCGCCTTGCAACGTCGCAAGTGGGGCAGTGAATAAGCCAACCATACCACGAATGATTGCACCTCCGGCTTGCTGAATACCCCCAATAGCGCTTGTAATCATGCTTCTACTGCCCGCGACAAATGCTTGTGCATAGCCGGTCATTTGAGCGCCGAGACCTGTGAAAAATGTAGCGGTCGTGGCAGGAAGGTTTCTCAGTCCGGCAGAGAAGGAGGCAAGAAGATTTCCCGCAGAAGCCGATGCAGCAATGAAGCCTTGTTTGACTGTTTCGGCAAGGTTCGCCGGAAATGCTCTTGCTGAAGCGGAAGCGCCTTCTAATGCGGTTTTTGCGGCATTGGGTAAGGTTGCAAACGTTGCACCAATTCCGGCGATTTTTGTTCCAAGCGAGGTGAAACCTTCTTTTGCGGCGGTAAACGCACCTTCGGGAATAATCATTTTTGCTGAAGCAAGTGCGCCGAGCGTTGGTGCAAGCCGTCCAACGGTGTTCAAAGCGACGGTTGCACCGTCTCCGAGTTTGCCAAACAGTTCGATAAAGCCCGCGTTCACGTTGTTGAGTGCAATTTTAATTCTTGCTTCCACGCCTTGCGCCTGAACATTGAAGCCCTCTTGGACGGTATTTCGCTCACTTACTTTTTTAAGGTCTATCATTGCTTGCGTGGCATTTTTGCCACCCAAGAACATGACTGTTGATGCAGCTTCCACACCTGCAAAGACTTGGTTTATGTCCAAGCCCAGCGACTTTGTTGTATCACCGATGCGCCGCGCTGCTTCTTGCATCGTGAGTGAGCCGTCTTTCAGTTTTGCAAGCGATACGCCTGCCTGTTCCATGACGGCAGCAAGCTCTTTGTTCGGTTTTTGGAGTGCAACAAGAAAAGCACGAAGGCGGTCAGTAGCAACGGTTGTGCGAATACCTTGTTTGGTCATGGTTGCAAGCGCCCCGCCGACTTGTTCAATCGAAATGCCCAAACTTGCTGCGGTCGGGGTAATCTCGTAGAGGTATTTGGAAAGTTCCGCAACGCTGGAAACACCGTAGTTAAAGGTATTGAAAATCACATCCGAGACGCGCCCTGCTTCGGATGCTTCCAAGCGATAGGAGTTGAGCGTAGAAGCAAGACCTTTGACGGCGGTTTGAATATCGGTACCGCCTGCCATTGCCAATTTTGATGCTTGCTCAATAAAGCGCTTACCCTGTTCGATGTTGGCTTTCCCTGCATTATCTACCGCAATAACTCCCGAGCCGACCGCCTCCGCAATAGCATCGCCGATAATTGCCGCGCTGTCAGGAATGGTTTTCGACATACCAACAACAACCGACTCAAACTCTTTGAAGTTCTTCACACCCAATGCACCGACATTCCGCAGCGCCGTATCCATTTCCACAAAGGGAGCGGAGAGCGTTACACCAATTCCGGCAATAGTCTGGAGCGATTGCTGTATTTGGTTGAAGGCAAAAGCACCATTTGTAGCCATGCGCCCAAATGCTCCCTCGACCGCACGAGCTGCTTGTTCACTGGCATCTTGCGCCTTGCGGGGCAACGTGCGCAAGGGTTCATCCAAGCCGCTCAGATTGATGTTGAGCTTGCCAAGATTATCCTTGATAGCATCGCCAAATTGCTTGCCTTGGTCAAGCGCACGTTTCAAACCGTCACTAAAGGCGGTCGAATCAATGTTGATACTGACGGTTAATGATGCAGCCATGGCTAAAATCAAAGTTAATCAGGAATTTGCTGTTTGGTCGTTGCTTTATGCTGCTGGGCAGCAAAAAAGGCTTCTTTTGCTTTTTGCTCGGCGTAAGCAAGAACGAGATACAGAGGTTGCTTGCGAATGTGGTTGTGTTTCAGTACATCGCCGTCAGCCACAAAACTCACAAGAGAATACCAATAGTGCGGAGGTCGCTCATGGATGCTTGGGATGTAGCCTTGTGACTGTTCCAGCCATGCAATATCCTCATCGCTTAGTCGCTGTGAGGGCTTTCCGCCTCGTTGGAAGAGGTTAGGGAAGGTTCCGTGGGTGATTTCGTAACGAAAGCGAAAAAACGCTTGAGACCCTCCACCAAATGCACGTTTTTGAGTTTACCCACATCCTGCATCCGCTCCTCCAGCGAAACACTTTCGTCAATCGCATCCCCGTTTACAGGGCGAAACATTAGCGCAAGTACGTTTCTATGCTTCTTCTGGCGTACAATCAGGTCGTAGAGCAAGCCAATATCAATGTTCATGGAAAGATTTTGCCGAACTTTGTCTATGCTGAGGGCAGAATTTTCGCTTTTAGCGAACAGGTTGGTAATGATTGGTCCAACGGCATCCAAAAACAGTTCGTCATCATCGATTCCCCAGTCCTTTTTCAAATCGGTAATGCGGTAAGTGCGGTTGCCGAGCGGAATATTCTGCAAGTCAAGTTCAGTTGCGGTATTTATGTCAGTTGCGGTATTCATGGCGGTATTTCAAGAATGTGAGTAAATAAAAAACGGGCTAGCGCACGAATGCCAGCCCGTTTTCAGGAGTTCATGCGTGCTTGGACACGCAATAGTCTATGCTATGGAGAACAGGAATTTGCGGAAATTAGGGCTTGATTGAGAAGCGTTTGTGGTAATCGCCAACCTCGTAGCTTACCGTGATGCCCGTGAACGGCGCACGCATACCGTCAATATCGCTTAGGTCTCGATTGACGATAGCAACAGGAACGGGCAAGATGTTAAACATCATTTTCGGTTCACCACCGGGGAAAGCAGCTTCTACTTTTGGTTCGATTTGAGAAACAGCAAAATGCACATACGCAAAGCCGTCTTTCAGCTGCCGCGACGAGTTTTCTTTCACAATCTCAAAGTAACGACCGCGCATCACAAGCACGTTGTCAAAAATGTCATTTTCGCGCTGCATAGCCGTAATCTCGAAGGTCACATCCCGCTCGCCTTCAATAGGGTACTTATCTCCACCCTCATCGGCTTTTTTATTGACGGTTGTTTCGTCCTTGTGTACAGAACTTTTGATAATGGGAAGTTCCATCCAACCATATGCGGGACCCGTACCGCCGTAGCCCATAGCCGTTTGCTGAGTTGCGCTCAACAGTGAGCCGTCGCTATTAACCTCACGGATGACGGCGCGTCCTGAGCCAAGTTCCTGCATATTTGCGGGGTCACGCGAAAAAACTGGTGCTGTTGCCATTGTTGTCGTGAAAGAATAAGAAGAAATCAGTTGTTACGTTGTTTTGGGCGTTATTTCTCCACCGTTGGAGGGCGGCTCGTGTGGCGTTTGTCCTGCTGAGGCTTTTCGCTTGGCGATTCATTGTTGCGATGACTGGCAGCGAAGCGCATACCGCGACTTTGTAGTGTTTCCAATGTCTTTTCATCCATTTCAACAGCATCGCCTTGGTTGTAGCGCGTACCGTTCAGGACAAACGATGATGTTGCAATTACTTTCATTGGTTTTTGTAATAGATTGTATAAACCATTTCAGCGTTGATGAGCGCTTGACCAAACAGGCTTTGGTTGTCGTAACCGTCCAAAACGCGGACAATCCGAATCTTGCTGACAAAGATTGAGCAGAAAGCATCGTCATATGGTTCAAGCGTATTGAGTATGCCGTAAAAGGCTTGCTGTATCTCATAGATACGCTTATTGCTTTCTTGCGAGAGTTTGCCCTCGCTCGCTGTGTCTTGCGCATCAATCGTGAAGCCGCACAGTATCAAGATTTCCTGTACTTCCTCTTGAACTTGCCGACCACTCTCATCAGTGTTTTCGCGCTGTTCCTGTACACCTAAGTCCGCAAAAACATACGGCTGCGGGAGTGTTTCCGTTGGGTTGAAGGTGCGTAATACCGTCCAACCTGTCATAGTATCAAGTGCTGTCTGTACAGCCTCTAAAAAGTAGTCTCTGGGATTTGCTGCCATGATTACCTGCCATTCCAAGCGCGTTCAACGGTCGTAAAAAGATTGCGTTCTATGAACGCAATACCGTCTTTTTCGTACTTCTTAACTGCCGGCGCGAAGTAGGGGCGCGGTTTGATTTTCATTGCACCGTTTTTCTTTGCTGCCAACGCCAAGACTTTGAAAAAGTTCAACTGCGTTTTGTAGTGCATTGCCCAGAAATAGGCAATCATCTTCGGCGTTGCTGTAATCACGCCGCCTTTTTCGTGGATTGCCGCGTAGGGCAGCGCTGTACCGTATTCGACCTGCAAAGCAGTATCGGTAGCGGTCTTGACGATGAATACATTTCCTTTTTGCCCCGGAATGAACGACCTGACGAGGCTACCGCTCCGTGTGTAGAGCTTATCGGTGAGGTTGAATGCAGCCGGATTCGCCGGACGGGTGTGCATATTCTCGTTGATATATGCTTGCATCACCGCAGGAAATTCCAGCTTGGCTTGCTTCATAAACTCAGCAAATGCCTTTTGCACAGCGAGTATGCGGTCATTCAGGTCGTTCATAGTTTTTCGGGACTTCGATAAAGCCGTTTGGGTCTTTATCGCTTATCTATGTGTCCCTGTAATGGGAAGATGTAATAGTGCTTAAACAGGCGGAACCCTGTATTTATCTAGTTTCTGATGCCATTCTTCCATCATGTTTCTGAGGGAAAGAGTTTTGGAAGTTCCGGCAAAATTTTCGGTAACAGAGCTTAATCCAAGTCGTGCTGCAGATGAATAGTCGGAGTTCTTGTAACTCAGTAAAACCATCTCGCGGAAGATTCCCAAAATTTCTTCAGGAATATCGTTATAGCCAACGCGCAACGTGGCTTGGTACGGTGTGCCACGTGTAAAACCTTCTGCGTAGTAAATGCTGCCATTGACAAGCTGTACCGTGCCGACAACATTAGACCACGTGCCGCTTTGAATGTCAAATTGCTGCAGATTGCTAAGGGTGCGAATAGGGAAATACGCTGGCGTATGCCTGTTGCCGATTGCCTCAAAACCGTAGGTGATATTTCGTGCCGCTATGGGCTGCCCGCAAAATTCCTCAATGCTGCTGATACTTGCCAAACGCCATTCTTCTAAAAGCGTGTCAAGATTCGCGTCCGTCTGAGCAATTTTCAGACTGCTTTTGAGGCTGGTAATGTCGGGAAAAGCCATGCGTTACTTCGTCTTATCAGGTTTTGCTTCGGTTTTGGTTTTGTCAGGCTCATCAGGTTTTGCTTCGGTTTTGGTTTTGTCAGGCTCATATGGCTTCACAAACTCTTTCATGTTCTTCGCTTGTTTGTCTGTGAGCTGTACAATGCTGTCCTTGCTGTAACCAAGCCTGTTTTCGGTTACAACGTAGAGACTCAATGTGTCCATAACTGCTTTGAGAGAATATAAAAAGTGATTGAATCTCGTGGATTAGCTTTGCGCTGTTTTCAGCACAGCAAAAGCGCTCGGCATTGGGAACGCAAACCCTTTGCGCTGCATAGATGCAAACGCAATGAGGTTGCGGCTTGCCAAATCAACACCGGAATACTGCTGGTCGTAGAATCTCTGGGTGATTTGTTTGCGAACGCCCATCATAGCATAGCGGCGCAACGAACCGAAAATAACGGCTGGTCTATCGGCACCATTTGTTGGAAGCACACCATTGGGGACAACGTGAAGTGGATAGTTACCAGGACCAACGTAGGTTTGTGTGGCTCCCAAGCCTTCAATGCCTGTTTTCGGAATAACTCCGGCTTGTGCCAGTATGTGCAGAATTGAAAACATCTCTTGAATCGGACGACCGTTTGCATCTGCTTCTTTGCGCACTTCTTTGAACACCGCTTGCGACATGAAGTATGCAGCATCAAGCTGCTTGTCGCTATTGATGGTTTCGGAAACATCCACTAAATCACGCCACGAAATTTGATTAAACGAAGTTTTACCGGAGTTTAGGGCACCACCGAAGTAGGACACATTAACACCACCGGTATTGATAAGCCCCGTAAATGGCGCTCCAATCCCCGCAAAGCCCTGTAAGTCCTCTTCTTTTGCGAAGGCTTTTGCTACTTCTTGTGTGAAGAAGTCCAAAAGGTCAGCATTGATGTCTTCGAGAAAATCCTGCTTGAGAATGATACCAGCAGCCATCAGAGCAACAGTCAGCTTTGTGTTAGCAAAATAGTTTGCTGCATCAGTTACGGTTGCACTGGTGTTTTCGTCTGGGTAGGAAATGACCACATCGCCGCCGACAGGGATGTTTTCGGTTTTCGTTGTCATGGGATAAACACGTGCCAAGCGGCGGAAGAAACCGAAGTTACTGGTAAGAGACATGATTTCATCTGCCCAAGCCTCAGGCATCAAGTAACCACCCTGACCATCGGTAAGGTCAGAGAAAACGGCTTTATTTACGCCGAAGTAAAGGCTTTCGTGGTTCTTCGCAAGTTCTTCAATCGCCCCGCGATTGTTTCTTGCAACACCAAGAATGAAGCCGCGCAGAAGGTTCATGCGCTCTACACGCTCATCTGGTGTTTGGTTCTTGCGCAAAAGTTCCGGCGTTACCGTGCGAGCAATTTCCGCTTTGACCAATTCGGGGATATTTTTCTCAATCTCGGCGCGGATTTGTTCCGGCAGTCCCACTTGGTGCTTGTCTAATGCAGCTTTGACGGCTTTCTCGCCGAACTCAATGAGTTGTTCATCTGTAAATTCCATTGTGAAAGTCCTTTGAAAAGTAAGTTTTGTAAATTTTTAATAATTATCTGTTTAGGGGCGATACGGTCCTGAAGGTCTCGTACGGTCAGGGCGAACAACAAAAATTTCTACCGAATCCCAAGAGCCATGACTGCTACTCTCGCCCTTTTCTGCGTTGATGGTGTACTGCCGTGTAGTATCAGGCTGCTGAAATGGTAGTTGAATGCCGAAATACACAATATCACCAGCACGATTGCCGTTGGCAACCCATCCAATATCAGGTGTGCCAACTAAATGGTCCCCCGCATAAATAAAGGGATTGACAGATTGATGATACGGATGACTCTCAGGTGCATATACCCCAACGGTAATGCTTGGGCTTTCGTCGTAATTCACATAGCCGGGGTAAGAAACAATTTTACCGTAGGGAATAGTGTAATACCAATTTACGCTGAGGATTGTGCATTATTTTTTCAATGCTTTTCTCTGTAAGCAGCATAAATACTCGCACAGACAAGAATGTCTGTGCCACTGAAGCCGGATTTTTTTGCACAGTTATCAACTCAAATTGGTATAACCGGGTACTGAAGACATCGTTGTTCCTGTTGAGTGAGAAATTTGTATTGTTATTATTGCTTATTGATCTTTTCCAACAACTCCTGCATCTTGGCTTCTGTGAGCGTGGGTGCAGGGTTCGGTTTGGGAGGCTCCGGGTCTGCTGAAGTGCCTTTACGCAAGGCTTCTACGTCGCTGGTGAGGTGTTTCAGCGTAGTTGTGATTTCAGCGAGAGAAGCAGTAATGCCGTTCATATCGCGGTCATACTGTTTGCGTGAAATGCCGCTATCATTTGTCTTTCCTCCTTGAGAGCCGCTTTGAGACTTGTTTTCTTCCTCACCTTCTTCGCTGGCGGCGCTGGCAATAACTTCACCCAAAAGGTCGCTTGCCTGCTGAAGTTTGCTGAGGTTTTCGGCGCTAATCTTGCGCCCGGCTTTTTCTTGATTGCCGGAGAAGATATTTGGTGTTCGGGAGATTGCACGGGCTATAAACGTCAGGAAAGGGTTTTCTGAGCTAAGAACACCTTTAGAAACCATTGCTTTGACTTCTTCCTCAAACTCGGCGCTGCCAAACGAGGCTTGCACGGCTTCAGGATTCATCGGCACGGAGCAGGGAGAACATTCGTACATCTCACTCTTTTTGTAGATGCGAATTTTGTTGCTCCACGAGGGGTAGATAGTCGGGTAGAGTTTGCGGGTGTTGTCGTCTATATCTAAGTCATCCCATGAGAGAGGAATAATACCAACGGAACAGGCTTTAATCACTTTTGCAAGGCACAGTAAACCAACGGTTTCACTCCACGTCTCACTGTCGTTCATCCCGTGAAACTGAAAGTCCATGTTGATAGACTTGTTCTCAAGTTTTGGATTATAGCCGTTTCCGACAGGCATACCCCACGACCAGTGATTCCAAAACAGCACGTTATTTCGTTTGTATTGGTCAAGCATCACACCGTCAGCCTTGATAATATCGTTGCTGCGGTCAAGAACTTCTGTCGTGATGGTGTAATTGATAAGATGCTGACTGAGCGTTTTGTCTTCCTTGACTTTCGCGGCATACTCCATGAGCGCGGCAGTATCGGCGGCTTTGTCAAGAACGGTCGTGCCGTTCATGAGCCGAATTGCGCCCAGTTCCATTTCGCGGACAGAGCCGATGCCTGCGGCTTGCCCGTTTCTTTCGAGTAGAAAAGAGGCAGATTGCGCACCGTCAGGGCTAATGTAGCGCTCAAGGGCTTGTTCAAGGGTTTGCTTTGGCATAATGTGTATCAAAAAAAATGCAGCACAAGTAATAGAACGCAAGCATGGTCGCCACCGAACTGCCTCTTTGTCGCTGCTACAACTAGGGCAATGCTCACGAACTATCACCCGTGCTGCCGGCTCAAGTAAACAACTTGTAGAAACGAAAACAGGCGATAACGCTCAGAATTGCTGAGTGTTATCGCCCGTGCTGTTTTCTTCCTGCGTGGGAGATATGTATGTTTTCCGTGCCTACGTTAATGCTTAGGCGTGGGGAATCTGAACGTTCCACATTCGAGCGGTAGCTTTGAGGAGTGCCACCGTCTCCGGGTCGGAGAGGTCGGCATTTTCCATTGCACCGCGAACTTTGTTCCTTATAGAACGCATTTCGCCAAAATAATCAACTGTTTGCGCTTTTGCAAGCGTTTTTGCACTCGTGGTAATTTTTTTTTCTCCGTTACCTCGTGCGGAGTTCTGCGAAGACGGCATAATAAATCATAGCTGCTTTGGAACAATGGTTTTTGTTCCCCAAAGCACCGGACGCACCTTTTCGCGCCACTTTTGCGGCGTGAGGTCGGAACGAACAGTATAGCACAACGCATACGAAGCAAGTTTCTGTGCGGTCTGTCGAAAAGAGGAGGGTGGTAAATTGTAGTCTTTATGCTGCATACCTAAAATAATACTTCTTGCTGCAAAAGAAGAATTGTGCCGAAGATAGGAATTTTTTTTGATGTGGCAAAGAAAAAATGTACAATTTTTGTATTTTTTGCTTGTATAGAATGTACAAATTTTGTACATTTGTAGTGTAGTTAATTAACAAACAACGCCTTACGGTAAGCCTGAGAAACTCCGCCAAGAGGCACACACACAAATCATAGGAGAGACTTGTATGGAAACGCAAGAAACTGTACTTGCAACATTTGACAACGATTTGAATATGTATCGTTTTGTCTATGTATGGGAAACTTTGCCAAAAACAAGCACATTCTTTGTAAATCTCAGTAAGTTTACAATACTGTTTGAACAAGAGTGTAGCAAGCATAATAATTTGTGGAATGCAGAACGCGACCAAATCGCTAGTCATTGCATCCGGCAAGCAAGAGCATAGGAAAAAAATACGCCCTGCTTCAAGCCTGAGAACTCCGAAGCAGGGCACTCTTTTACACACTACTAAAAAAGTAGGAGCAGGACAAAAATACAAAATCTCTTGGTATTTACTTCTGCTGAACAATCAACACATCTTTCACTATGAACACCACTCCTCCCGTCTGGACACCAGAACGCATCAAGGCAATGATGAAGAAATACAACCTTCGTCAGGAAGACCTTGCGCAGATGCTGGGCATACAGCGTCATCATCTTGCGAATATTATCCGTGACAATAAGATACAGCAATACCACTGCTGGGCGCTTTCGGCTATTGAGGAGCGGCTTCAACAAGCGGAACAAGTTATGAATACTCTCACAGAACCCACCGTAACAGACACAACAAAAATTGGTTATACCTCACAAGTTTCCAGTGTAGTACACCTCGTCATGGAGCGAATCAAAAACAAACTACTGAACATCGTTCCAAATTACACCTGCGCAGAATGGGACAGAGTGAAAGAATCGCGCTACATCGAATCGCTACTCATGCAGATCCCGGCAGGAGTCTTTTGGATTGACGGCAGAAACGATGAGCGTTGGAACATCATTGACGGTTGCTGCCGTCTTACTGCTTTGGATGAATTTATCCATGGCAATTTCAAATTGATAGGTCTGGAATACCTCAAAAACTACGAAGACAAGTGCTTTAGTGACTTGCCTCGTGGTATGCAGCGCCGTATCGCGGAAACACAATGCGTACTCTACATCATGCGCGGCACTATGTCAGATGAGTTTGTGCAGAACATTGCTTCAAAATTAGGGCATCCGCTTTTATTGAATACGCATAAAGCAGCATGATTAAACAAAAATGCTGCGGATGTTTTTACTTTACTTTTGTAAAGAAAAAGCGTATATTTGTGCAAGTATCACATCACACTTCACCCTTGCAACGTCATGCCCAATATCAAAATTCCGAATAAGAATGTAGCAAAATACAGAGTGTTTTTCTATTCTTACGATTGTGCTGAAAAGATGCACGTTCACGTTGAGCATGACAACGATACCGCAAAACTGTGGGTTGAGTATGATGCCGCTACTGACGCTACAACCTTGAGCATACACGATAGTACCTTTTCGACCAAAGAACTAAACTCCATCATCAAACATTTGCAGAAATATGGCAAAACCATCAACGAACAATGGAAAGAGCATTGCAAAAATGCTTGATGTCTCTGTACTCATTCAAGCGGTATCATTTTCAGAGGAACTTTTTAGCGTACACCTGACAGATGGTCGCGTGATTGCTATCCCGTACTGGTGGTTTCCCCGTTTAGCAATGGCAACCTCATCCGACCGGCAGAAGTACGTTTTACGCCGAAACGGACACTCTGTTTGGTGGGATGATTTGGATGAGATGATAGGTGTAGAGGGTGTTGTGGAAGGCAAGGCAGACATTACGAATTTTGCCCGACAATGGCGCAAAAAGAATGGGTATGAGTGGTTTGATGTGTGGTATCACGAGTACAAGCTGACACAAGAACAGAAAACACGTGCTGCCGAGCGTAACAGGCAATGGCAAGCACAAGAAAACATTACGGCTCCCGATACACTTTTGCGTGGTACGGATTTACTCGAAGAGTTGAGCGAAAAGTATCATATCTCTATTTCCAAGCAGCGACTCGGACAGCTCACCAAGGGGGAAACCCAACACCGAAACGGAAAACAGTACGATATACCAGCGAAGTTACAGCCTGAGGTTGATTTTACTGTTGTCAAAGGGAAAATTCGCTACACGCCCAAGGCGCTGCACACCCTCCAAGAAATCTATGCTTCCCAAAGGCACGGTGTATCAAAATAATCATTCCCCAAAGTATGCCTCAAAAACTTAGTATTTTTGGGGCTTTCTTTTGAACAAAAGTGTATCACGAAAAACAGGTGATTTTTATGAACGCAACAGACATTTTCAAAAGCCTTGGGGAGCTAGGTTTTTCGCCAGTTACTGCACTTCTACTTGCTGCTATCGTGGTTTATGGGGTTTGGCTTTGGAAACAAATTCAATCTGCTCCCGCAAAATACTTTGAAAAGAAAGCCGAAAACTTTGCACAGAAACAGGATTTGAAAGAGCTAACAGAGATAGTGAAGGAGGTAGAAAGCCGCTTTACTGAAAGAATTGAGAAATATAAGGCTGAGTTGGAACAGAAAAAGTTGGTAAGCCGCATTCAGTTTGAGAAGGAATTTCAAATTTATATTGAACTTTGGAAAAAATTGTTTGATGTTGGACGTGCTACACTACAGTTGCGACCGATTTATGAAAGTGTTCAAGCCGACAAAACCAACGACGAGATAAAACTTGAGAAGTGGCGCAAATTCGCCGATGCTTTTAATGCTTTTCGTGATGAAATGGAGTACAACAAACCATTCTACGATAAAGTAGTCTATGATAAGCTTTCGAGACTGAGGGAGCTAGTGCATTTGGAAAGTACCTACTTTCGGCATGATAGACCAGGTGAAGATTTTCAAAGATATTGGGATACAGCGCTGAAAAATAGGGATGCTATTACTTCCATCATTGATGAAGCTTGTGAATCTATCCGCGCTAGAATACAAGGGTTAGAAGTGGCAAACAATTCTTCTCTAAATCAATGATTCCCATCGCTATCTTCGTCCGCGTCTCCAAGCAAAGCCAAGATTATGAGCGGCAGGTTGCCGACCTCTCCGCCTATGCACAAAAGCAGGGGTATGAGGTCGTGCGTGTCATCGCAGAAAAGGTTTCGGGAGCGAAGCGTAATGCAGACCGAGAGGGTTTACAAGAACTCTTGCGTTTGGCTGCAAGCAAGGCAATTCAGAAAGTTCTTGTTACGGAGGTTTCGCGGCTTGGACGCAAGACAAGTGACGTACTGCACGTGCTGGAGGAATTGACGGAAAACGGCGTTTCGGTCTATGCGCACAACTACGGCTTAGAAACGCTGACCCCACAAGGTAAACGAAACCCTGTTGCAAGTCTCTTATTTACGTTCTTAGCGGAGTTTTCGCGCTTGGAGAGGGAAACATTGGTGGAGCGTATAAACTCCGGCTTAGAACAAGCGAGAAGGCGCGGAAAGACGCTCGGTCGCCCCAGAGGCACAACCAAATCCAACGAACAACTCCTTGCCGATTACCCGGCAGTCGTGCGCAACCTTAAACAAGGCTATTCGCTCCGCAAAACAGCGAAAATTGCGGATGTGAGTGTGAACACGGTAAGGAAGGTGAGAGCGGCTCAAAACGAAAAAGAGCCGTAGCTTTATGCAGCTACGGCTTTTTAGGCTATAATTTGCCAATGAAAGGAAGCAAGTACGCCTCATATTTACTTTTTGTTGCTTCTATCTGCTTGTTGTGCCTGTCATTTAATTCATTTTGTGTCTCATGCCACAACAACACAATCTTTTGATAACTCTTATGCGCACCTTCCAAGTCAGATTTCTTTATTCTGGCTTGTTTGGATTTTTCACATAATTGATATATTTCTTGCCCGTGAAGTTTCCTTATTCGTCTTGATAATTCAGCTACATTTTTTGTTAATGTGCTATCGTTATCTTTGTAATGAAGAAAAAGAAAGTTTTTACATTTATCTTCAATAGTCCACACAGTGTCTCTTCTACGTTGATATTCGGGATATTTTAATATGATTTGTGCTGTATTATTTTTTTCCAGCAAATCAATCATTAATCCGGCATTAACAATAGCAACATGAATAACATTCAAGTATTCATCAGCATCGCCTTTGGTTTTAGTTATTTGATCTACTCGAGTGTGATAAGCATTATTTACATCAATCTCTTTCGTGTAAAGAATACTAATTACGATACCAACTATAGCAACCAACACACTAGCTATTGTCCAACCAAGCATCTTTCTACTGATGGTAATAGCTATATCCGAACTACCATTCTGCGTACTCATAAAAACTCCTGCATCAAATGAAACAAACAGAATTAAAGAGTACAAGTATTTGTCATATATTCCTTTGCGCTGATTCAACCGTCGTGATTTATACTGAGAATGATTCTAAAATCTATGCCAATTTTTCAACAGACTATAAGCGCTAATTAGGTAAAATCTGGCTGAAAGACTTTAGAATGACTTACGGTAAACACTTCAAGTAGGACGGGTTAGACTTTGCAATTAGCGAAAAAGTTTATTTGGTTGTCGTCTAAAATTGAGGCACCTAAATAGAACACTGTGTCAAAACAAGCCAATAATGTTTTGGACAAGACTGAACATATCAAGTTTATCCTCTTTTTTCAGAGATTCAAAGCGATCTTGGCGTGTTTGCCATAAGAATTGTATTCATGTCAGGTGTTTTTCCAAGATAACCAGCCGAGAAGCCGAACAGCAAGGTACATAATTCTTCGCCGAAATTTTGGAACTTCTGCCTCACGCAGCAACCTAGCAAACATCCTGTCTGCGTGTATGCGTTCCCATTTGCCGTTGGGTATTGTTTTCCACGAGTCCTCCAAAAATTTTTGGTACGAATCGCCAAGATTTCCTCTGTTGCGGTATATCCAATCGTGTATCAACGCTGCAGCGCGATGTAATCCATCTGGGGTAATATTGACAAGAGTCCATAAAATGCGAGGGATACTTGCCCCGTCATATTCAAAGCCCAAGGGAACGGTGATTCTGCGTTCGGCTCCTTGATGCTTCCATGTATAAACGTACTGAGCATCTAGTTTATACAAATCGCCTCGAATGGGCGTAATATCTGGTTGTGCGAGGTGTATTGACATAGTGCGGTTATTCTAGCTTCCGTAAATTTTTTTCTCGTTGTATCTGTTCTTGCATTGCTTGAAATGCTATTTGATATTGTTCGCGTAATCCATTTTGGTAGTTCTGAGAAGGTGGAAGTTCAAAATAATCATCCTTTTTATTTTTGTCAAGCAAAGCCTTTTGATAAAGCTCTCTTATTTCATTTAACCCGTTGTACACTTTTTCCATAGAAGATAAAACTTTAGAGTCTCCAACCATTGCTAAATCTTTCCAATAGAGTTGGTCAAACTCCCAAAAGAATTCCTTTGCTATAGATATTTCCAGTGATTTCTTACCGTTCAAATTGAATATAAATTTGCGAAGAATACCATCCAATTTTATTAAAACTTCGGCAGTAGTCATTGAGGAGATTTCTAATTGCTGATACGACTTGAGAATTTCTCCACCGAGCATAGCAAATTCTCTTCGCTCAGATTTACTCAAGCTATCACCTCGCTCTTGCCTAAGAAGAAATTCCTCACGCTTTTTTTCCTTCTCCTTCAAAGTATTCTGAAATGCATCATACTCAACTTTCACAGAATCACGATATTCCTGCCATCCACGCTTTAGCTGCGATGAAGCAGTTACAGAAGCAAAAAAGTCTGCCAGCAGTTTACGCTCAATTACTTTAGTTTTCTGGTTATTGGTAATTGTAGTAATGTATTTATCGTATGCCGCAAGCTCTGCTATTCCTTGCTGACGGTCTTTAATTCCTCTGTCAATGATTTGCGTAATAATTATTAAAGCAACCGAACCGACAAACCACTTTGTTACATCTATTAACTTATCAATGCTTTTTTCATCAATCGTCGTTTTTGTGCTATTCTTGAGCAATACACTCATAACGAACAGAACAATAATTAAAATCATCGCCAGTAAAAAGATAAGCAGAAAAGAATCTGGGTCAGAAAAAATACTCAGCATATTCATCCTCCAATTATTGTGTTTGCAATGTGTTACTAGTTATTATGTCGTTATTAACTGTAAATCACTCCACGCCGTTGTAAACCGCTTAGAACGCTGCTCGGAAGGTGAAAGCATTTGTGCGCCTCCCGCAGAAGCAATACGAACCGTATTGCGCCCAAAGCGCTTGTTAATGCCGTCCATGAGAGAACTGAGCTTGTCGTCATCGGTTGTCGGGCGCGTAAATAGGTCTTCCTGAAAACGGTCACGGGGAATAATTTCCAAGAGCGTTACCCCGACACGCTTGTAGGCATACCCTTCCACAAAAATCCGCTCAAGTGCCTCCTGCGCGGCACGGATGAGTTTTGGCGTGGCGCTTGTCTCGCCGTGAAGTGTGATTTGGCAAGCGTTGGCGTAGTGGTGTTCTTCATCGTGAAAACGACTTGTGCTGAGATAGACCGACAGTACGCCGCAGTAGGATTGCTGCGCCCTCAGACGCTCCGCAGCCTTGCTCACATACAGTGCCAGAGCCTCTTGTATCACGGTTTTTTCTCGTACCGCTTCTTTGAATGACCGAGAGCAAAGAATTGTCTTTCGCGCCTGTGGCTGTGTGTCGAAGGTCATCGCTGGAATGCCGCGCAATTCCCGTTGTGTACGCCATGCGGTGATTGTGCCGCGCTGTTTTATCCAGAGTTCATCGGCTTGGCTGAGGTCTAATGCTGACCGTATTCCCTTTGCGTTGTATGCTTTGGTGAGTTGTCGCCCAACGCCCCAAACGTCGCTCACATCGGTTTTGCGGAGTGCCGCACTTATCATTTTTTCATCCAAGAGCGGCAAAATACCGTTCAAACCCGGAGTACGCTTTGCAAAACGGTTCGCAATTTTTGCGAGTGTTTTCGTCGGTGCAATGCCAATGCTGACCGGAATACCTGTCCAGCGCAAAATCTGGGCGCGAATGATGCGGGTTTTCTCAAGGAGAGTTTCTGCGGGGATGTGGCTCAAATCCATAAATGCCTCGTCTATGCTGTATTCCTCAAGGCATTCGTCCGGCACAAACCGCGCAAGCGTGTTCATAACGCGCTGCGACATATCGCCGTACAGTTCGTAGTTTGAAGCAAAGACTTTCACGCCGTAATGCTCACAAAGCGGCTTCCACTCGAACATGGCAGCGCCCATCGGGATTCCCAACGCCTTCGCTTCATTGGACCGAGCAATAACGCAGCCGTCATTATTCGAGAGAACAATCACGGGAACACCGCGCAGCTTCGGGTTAAACACCCGTTCACACGATGCGTAGAAGTTGTTGCAATCCACAAGGGCAATCTGCGAAGGCATGGTCAAGAAACATCATGGATGACAAAGGTAACTGTTCCCCATATTTCGATACTCGGCTCACCAAGGGCGTTGGTGGTACGTTCCAAGGGGTCAGAATTGGTATCAAGCGTCAAAAATACTTTTGTGCCGACTGTGCGGTAACGTCGTAGCACGAGTTCCCCTTCCACAACCGCAATCACCATACTGCCGTCATGCGGCGGGTACGACCTATCAACAACCAACACATCCCCCGAAAACACCAAAAAATCTTCCAAGCGCTCACCCTCCACGCGCATATAGAACGTTGCTTCTTTGTTCTTGACCAAGTAGGCTGCTAAATCAAGGCGGGACTGCATATAATCTTGCGCGGGCGAGGGGAAGCCTGCCGGAATACCGAACTCAAAGTACGGCAATTCCAGCACATCGTCGTCATAGTCATTGGCGGTATGGATGCTTGTGATGCGCATAATACGCCAAAGTAGCAAAGAGAAAGAACAAAACCAAGCAGAGTTGCGATAATTGACCACCACTTTTCCAAGCGTGAGGGAAAATTATTGTGGGAAATTGAACTTTTTTTGCAAGATTACATTTTGCAACATACTCTATTCCACTTCTCTTTTTCTGCTCAGTATGAAAATTCTTTGCCTTGCGTTTCTGCTGCTTTGCTGCCAGACACTTTTCGGACAAACCAAATGGCTTGACCTTACACGCCTTTCCAACTACCCCGATTCTTGCTCCATTGACGGGCGGCAAGATTTGGATGATGCCAAGAAAGCTCGCAATCGCCTTAAAAATCGCTTTGTGTTTCCCCCTAACATTACTCCGATGACCTTAGAGCAGGTTCGCGCTCTGGAGCCGCTCGAAGCGAAACCGAAAGACATGGAACGCGATGGGCGAAAGTTCGTGCTGTACGAAGTGCAGAATACCGATAATAAATTCGAGAAAATGGGCGTGTCCGTTGTCGGATATGTCAAAAAAGCCTTTGCCGCCGGACGTGGTGAATCCTGCAACTGCGGCGCAAAAGAAAAAGAGCAGATTGACGCACACATTGAACTTGTGCTATATCCCAATGAAGCCTTGAATGATTCTAAAGAAATGTTTGTCGTTGAAGTTACCGAGCGCTCTCGGCGCTTGGCTGCTGCGGGATTACTCCAATCGAATATCGGCAATGATTGGAATACAACGGTTTTGAATGACAAACTTGTCGGTCGCTGGGTCAAGTTTACAGGGTGGCTCTTTTATGATAATGATCATCATTCCGGTTCGTGGCGCTCGGACACCGGAGACACCTTTGGCGAAAATAATTGGCGAGCTACGGCGTGGGAAATTCATCCGGTCATGGGGATTGAAGTGTTGGCAGGGAAACCTGCGGAGATTCCTGCGAGGAAGCCATAATTGCCCGAAAAATCTGCTCTGCAACCTGCGGAACTATGGCGTTGCCGAGCGCTTTTAATCGCTGTTGCCGATGTCGGTATATCCAAGCGGATAGCCCATCATCCATTCCACAAAAGCGGGTTGCAGCTTCATACCATGTTCCAACGTCATCACCTCCTGCAAACCACTCCCGCCCATTCCATGGTAACACGGTGTCCTGTGCGATTGCGCTTTCGGTGTCGGCAGCAATGAACGTACCACCGTTGCCAGCCCGTCCGACGACTTCTCCGAAAGTCCCTTTCGGTTGTTGTTCCCGTTCACGGTCGGGGTTGGAAGCAGCCCGTAGTTGAATTGCTGTGCCAACGTTCCTTTGCACGTTGCCGTTCCTGCTGGTTTTCGCCCCTCCATTTGCTGCGCTGTCGGAGTGCGCAACAATCCAGATGCGCTCGCGCTTGTGCGGAGCATTGACGGCGCAAGCCGGTATATTATACGTTTCGACGGCGTAACCCGAATCTTCCAACGAAGCGCACACGCGGTCGAGTTCCATACTGACGATTCCAGCAACATTTTCCGCAACAACCCAAGTGGGCTGCGCTTCGGTGATAATGCGGAGAGCTTCATTCCAGAGCGCACGGTCATCTGCCGCGCCTTTGCGCTGCCCGGCGTGACTGTATGGTTGGCAGGGAAATCCTGCTGTAACGAGGTCAATTCCTCGAAAATCGAAACCTGAGAGTGTGCGGATGTCATTATGAATCGGGATAGTGGGAAAATTTTTTCTTAGAACTTTCTGACAAAACGAGTCTATTTCACAGAACGAAACTATTTCGTGTTGCTCCTGCCACACCCATTGTGCGGCGAGGGCAAAGCCGCCGATGCCAGAGAAAAGGTCAAGGTGTTTCACAGTATTGACACTTCCGCATGATTGATAGCAATAGACAGTTTTTCTCGTTGGTCAAGAGTCAATCGTTCCGATTTCGCCAAAGCATCTGCGGCTTGAATACAAGCATCTACCTTGCGTTGCAACATATCTTCCATAATATACCCTTGCAGACGAAGTATAGGGGAAGACAACAGCGCTTGCTTCTGTTCAGCGCTCAAACGCTGGTCTTGCTGAACTAAGGTCGTGTATAGCTGAATGGCTGTCATATACCTTCCCCGTCATTGATGAGCATATCATGGACAGCTGCCAGAATAACCAGCCGCCCTAAATCACCCGGACGATTATTGCTTAAGCGGTTAAAAAAGTATTGTGTGGCACGAACAATGCTAACATTCTGAGTAGTCATGCACTTTCGGATGTTTGCAGTCCAACGTGCTATCTCTTGAGCGTATAATTCTTCGCCGTAAAACTCACGCACAGTTTTTGACGCTTCCATTAGTTCAATTGCCAAATTTATCGCTTCAGGACTCATTGTACCTAAAGCCTTAGTAATTTGTTCATTCGTCATAATTTTTGCTCTTAATTGATAATGAAATGTTGTCTCGCTATATCAATGATTTTACTGTTCATCTCTCACATTCCTAGTCAATTTCAAAGTTTAGAAACTGTTCTTTAGCCTTTTCCATCTTGCTTTGCAAATTCAAAGTCGTCATAAACAGAATATGTGACTCAGGTAGTGCATTTGCTTCTAACATTGTTAAGTCTATTACTTCTGTTTCTGCAAACGTTCTTTCTGAACCGCCTGAGCGAACAACCGTTTCGGTTAGTTTTAATTCCAAAATCCTCATTACTCACGCTCCTTTACCGCATAACTTCTATATCCCTGCGCAGCCAAGCGCCGTTCCTGCTCCATGCCATACATAAATGCAATGTACAAAGCCTCACCCACAATACTATACCGACCCTCATCCGAATCTTCTCTTTTCCAGCGCATATATTCTTCCGAAAAAACCTCCTCAGGCTGACAACTAGAAACAGCTTCTTGTAAGCCTAGTGCGTACATTGAATCTGTATCTACAACACCGTTTTGCAGATAATCAAACACGCCTTTTTCAAGAGGTTCAAGCAATTCTTGTATTTCGTGCGGCTTGCCGTCATTGTTCCAATTTTTCATACTTTCACCTCCACCTCTGCGTTTAAGATGGTAAATAGAAGCGACGGCAGCCCCTCCTCTAAGTTTTCGTGCCTTTTGAGCCAACCTTGCGCAGCTTTGAAGTCCGCCTCTCTCTGTGCTTGCATGGCTTGGTTGATACCCTCACTTACAACAAACTCCATACAGGCTAACGTATAGTCATCTATGTTAATTTTTGTTGTGATGCAATCTGAGACTGTTTTATGTGCAAGCATAGTCTGTACTGTTTCTATTGCTAATTTCTTTGCGTAGCTCATCACTCATCGCCTTTCTCAGTTTGTTCCAAAGGATATTCTTTCCGTAATACCTGTAAACGAGCGATAAACGCTTCATCTACGCCAAGTTTTCGGTCATCGGAAATAAGGTGATTCCAATCAAAGTATTTCACATAGTGTAAGCGATAGTAAGGCGTAAGTTCTTCAATATCTAATGCGGTTGCCTCTCGCACTGCAATCGTGTACGCATTCTGAAATCCGTGTGCCTTGAGACTTCCATCTCTCCATTCTTTGAAATCAAAAATCAAAACAACAAACGCTTGTTGATGTTGCTTCACAAAGCGATACATATAGTGAACTTTCATAGAAATACTACCTCTCTCTCAAGAAAATCAGATGTGATGTAGCAACGAGATTCATGCGCATAAACTTTGCACGATACTCGCTTGATTCTTCCTGTATGAGGGCATTTTGCAATCTCGGTAACGAGCGCCAAACGACCGTTCAAATCCCGATAGTTTTCCTTTGTGTTGATTTTTACTATTGTGCGCATAATTGATAGTGAAATTTGGTTTTGAAAAAGAATTGCCCCACCTCTTCCGTTGAGGCGGGGCAACAATACAGTCGGTTTATTCTACCTCTTCTACCTCGGTAATTTCATCAACTTCGTCTTCTACTTGCCAAGTGTTCGGGTATTTGTGTAGAATCTCTAGAGGATAGATGACCCCGTTACCATTGCCAAGAACATCCTCCCACCAGCGTATGCCCAAAGCTAAACGCCTGATAGCAAATTTTGCCAAATCTGCATTAGCGACCCAGAAAAATAAATCTCGCCTGCCGCCCTCTCCACCTAAACCGGGAAGGGTAGTAACTTCCTCTGCAAACCGAATAGTACATTCAGTCTCTTCAAAAATAAAGGCTTCAAACTCTGCTGGACTTGCGCCCTCAAGCGTGGTGCTTTGCATCACGCAAAGCTGCGAGTACGTTTGATTTTCGCTCTGTGTTTTCTGTGGGTTTTGCATTTTCAATGCTCCTATTATGGTTTGTGTGTGTTGCCTCTTGGCGGAGTTTCTCAGGCTTACCGTAAGGCGTTGTTTGTTAATTAACTACGCTACAAATGTACAAAATTTGTACATTCTATACAAGTAAAAAATACAAAAATTGTACATTTTTACTTTTTTTGTACAAAAAATGCACGTTATTCTTTTTTCGGCTTCGGTCGTAGGACGCAACGGCAGTGCGCGTTTTCCTTAGCTTGACTACCACCACCCGGGTATCTCATGCGGTCCGTGCCAACGCGGAAATAACCCTCACGGTCAGGCTCTTGCATATCCGCTATTTTGTGAGTGTCGCGGGTTTTGCCGTCGCGCTGGGAAAGCCACGTGTAGGTGTAGCCCATTTTCTCAAACACCGTCATCTGCGAGAAGCCCATAGCTGCAGTTGCTGTTGTTCGGGCAATCAGCATTGCACGTGCTGCGGAGTAGTGGGCAAATTTGAGTTGTATCGCTGCTGCAATCTCTTCCACAGGCTTATCGTACATATCGTCCAAAAGGCGCTGTAACTCGTCCTTCACCGTTTCGACTGATTCCTTGATGCTGTCGGTAGATTGCCGCACAGCCGCACGAATACTTACCTCAAACTCTGTCTGAATATCTTCCCAATTCTCGCCAATGTCATTTGCCGCTTGCTGCATCATTGCACTGACAAACTCCTCAAAGTCAGCACTCATGCGGCTTGCAAAGCGCTCTTTCCAACTCGCCACATCAAAAAGCGTGAATGTGCTGCGTTGGATGGGCTTAACAACGCTTCTGATAAACTTTATTCCTCCGGCATCCACTATGTAATCTCTGCCATACTTGTATTTTTTGCTCTTGAGTTGAGTATGCTGAACTATACGCTTTTGCAAGAGGTACACAGCTTCTTTCGGGGCATTTGCCAACACTTCCTCTTCCAATTCGTCGAACAGCCCTTGCAAAGTGCGATTGAAAATAGCCACATACCCCGACGCAACCGCATCGTAGCTCTTCCAATACTTTTTGCAGTATTCTTCGTCATCAAACGGGTCTTTTTCCTCGTCATCTTTCCGCACTGAAGAGGAGGGAAGCGCTTTTTGCTGCTTTGCCGGAAGGCGCTTTGCAGTTTCTTCGGACGGTGCAGGTTCGGGCTGTGGAGTAGGATTCTGCGGGTTCATTGCTTGTGAAAGCGGCACAAAACCCATTGGCACAAAAGGCGTATCACCGCCGCTAATTGGCTTCAGACCTTGTTTTTTGCGCTCATCATTGATGGTCGTGATGCCCCATTGCAATTCCTGTTCTTGCTTGCGCAGCGTCTGTTCAGGGTCGGTGTAAACGAATGCCTCTGCTTCCACTAAAATATCCTGCTCAAACCGCGCAAAGTGCCGCGTAAACTCCTCTGCGTAGTAATCCGCTTGCGGGTCAATGGTGCTTTCGTAGAAGTCTGCTTTGAGCGTTTGCGAGGTAGCGCGGTTCTCAAATTTCCCCGTTACCAAGCCCACAGGAACGCCATACACTGCCGATAACTCGCTTACGATGTCGTTACCGTCCCCGCTATCACTCCGCAATGCAGAGCGCAAATAGGCGCTTTCCGTACCGGCATTAGTAACAGGCACAAGCTCACCCTCTTGTTCCAGTGCGGCAACTAAGGTAATATCCGGCACACTCTCCTTCATGCGCCGCTTGAAATTCTGCCATACATCATCCGGCATTCGTCCTTTTGTTTTCAGTACAAGCGGAGGCAGGTTTTGAGAGCGGATGCGCTGTTTGAGTGATTCTCTCTGCATAGCATTCAGTTCCAGAGCGTCCGCAGCAGCATCTACCATACTGCGCCCCATGACAATATTGCTTGGATTAAGACTTGGTTGAAGGTCTTGACAGTGAATGATTTCCTCTTCGTCAATAGGAAGCGCACCGACAGGGCTGTTATAGACGTACCCCTTCACAAGTTGGAGCGGGTTATCCGACATCACTACTTGCATTTTGTGTGAGGGCAGCACCCAGAGTTGCACGGGGTATTTCAGACCATTTTTCGGGGCATAGATGAAGACGTTACCCGTCGCTACAAACCATTCTTCCATGAGCCGGAAGACTTGTGTGCGGGTAAACTTGGGGTTTGGTTGGTTGAGAAGGCGGACAGCCCAATGCGAGAGTGGAAGTGTGGTTTTGGTGTCCTGCGAAGTGGCTTTGTAGGCGTAAAAGCGCTTTTTGGCAAGCGTACGGCTGCGTTTTTTGATGAAGGCGTAGGACCAGCCCGTAAATGCCAATTCCATTTTGGGTGGAATGCGCACAAAGGCAGCATATCCGGCGTGAAAGAACTTTACGGGAAGGGCAGCGACGGACGATGCAGCACGAGTAACGGCGGCAGTGAGGGAGCGAACAAGATTCATAGTCAAGACGAAAAGGCGTGAATGCTAGTGAATGCTAGTGAATTCCTGTTCTTTAGCAGCATAGACCTTTTGCGTCATGTGATTCGCACTCTGCAAATATACGACGGCGTTCTTCGTGGAGCAATTCAAGTTTTTTCTCAAGTTCCTCCATGCGCAGAGCGATATTGTCTCTGCATTCACGGCTTTTGCACTCGTCAAAGTACCGTTGCAGGCGTTTGAAATGGTCTTCACAAAGCCATATCCACATTTCGACGGAATCAAGGTCTCTGACGTTTTCCATTGCGGAGTGAAGGTTTGGGGTTCACATTGAGGTGCTCCCCATTCTTCGGACAGCAAAAGAGTGAATTATCGGTGTAGTAAGAGACTGGCAGGGTTCCCTGCCGCCAAAAACACGGATGACGGTGTTTTGTAGTGTAATGCTTGATG